AAGCGATTGAAGCGGTTATCAAAGAGGACGGGATTGATAGTGCAGTTGAGTGGATCGCTGGTGTGGTGGATGAAAAGCACAGTCGCATTGAGACGCTGGAAGCGGCGCTGCAATCGTTGCTTGATGTTCAGAACGGGCCACCTTTGATTAAATACGCTGATGAATGGGGGTCTGCTGTTGAAGCCGCACGCGCTGCGCTGGAGGGGAAAGATGGATGATCTTGTGAAGCGACTGCGTAAAGATGCTCTCTCGCAAGAACAACTGTGGACGCTGCGTGATGCCGCCGCCGACCGCATTGAGAAACTGGAGAGTCTGTTCCCTGCAATCCTCGAATACTTAGAGGATCAAGCTGATGTGGTTGATGGCGACAACGGCATACCTGCGCCTAATAGGGCGATGGCGCTTCTGGTCTGGACGAAGCACGCACTGGAGGGGAAATGAACGACAAAGGTTATTTCCCGTTCCATTTGCGCCAACAGGTAGGGTTCATTGACGAAACAGGCAAGACCTATGGCCAGTTGAGCGTGATCCGCTACATCAAGAGCGATGGGGCTGGTCGGCGCAAGAGTGCGATGTTTGAATGTGTCTGCACTTGCGGAGAGATTTGCGTCTTGAAAGGACAGCATCTCCGTAATGGGTCTAAAACTATGTGCCTAAAATGTTATGACATGTCTCTCGGACGAACCGGAAAGAAAGATGCTTTATGATTACGAGATTGATATGCATGACGATAATCAGAGCAAGGATCGTGATCATTGTGCTGGGGATGATCGGAGCGTTGTTCGGATGCTCCAAGAAACTGGGATGATGGCGGAGGGTTGAACTATGATAAAAATTGCGAAAGACTATCTCGCTTCTGTGCGTGGCAAGGCGATAGTCACATGGTGGGCGGAATGGGCGACGATGGTCGTTGCGGTCAGTTTTGCGGTGTTCATGGTCCTGTTCTCGGCGGTGCTTGGAGTGGGGTTGGCGGCTGCTATTTTCATGTGAGATGGTGCATGTGCACATAGGTTCTGTTTTCTTTTTCCATGGTCAGTGGCGGAATGTGAAACGAAAGCGCGAACAAAAACAATAATAAACTCGTTTTCTGGAACATTTTCCATTTCCATTCCTCTCCTGAATTCCACTCACTCTGGAGGAAAAAGAAAGAGAGAAAGTAATAGAAGGAAGGTTCGTGAAATTGCTCTAGCGAGTGGAAATGGAAAATGCGTGAGACGACACATCTGAAGAAATGGATCCGGCAGAATTGGGTTGGTTGGATTGAGTCATATGAACCTCGGCTCGGTTCGAACATGGGCATACCGGACATACAGATTATCGTTGGTCGGAGAATAATTCCGATTGAGCTTAAAGTTGCTGATTTGAAGGATGGCATCCTGTATCCGTCAGAGATCAGACCTCCTCAGATAAACTGGCACCGCAGGCTGGCGGAGTTTGATGTTCCCTCTGTATTCCTTTTTGGGGTTGGTCAGGGGACAGTTCCTGAGCATTTGTTTGCTGCTCCGGGTGACGGAATCAAGCATTGGTCTGCTGGTTTTGAGATAGAGAATCTGGCAGAGATCTCGGTCAATCCGAAACAATTCACCAGCTCGCTCTCGTCGTACATTGCTAGGCTCGAGGAGATCTGCCGATTGAGAAGCAAATAGGTTTGCTTTCTCGGTGTGATGGGAGGATAATCTCTCATCACATCGTTGCATCAGGAGTTGGCAGTGGGTCGCCTTCCCAAAGCACAATCGAGTGGATACACCAGCAAGAACGTAGATCTGGAAGTTTTCCGTCACATTCTATGGCGGATGTCGAATGGCGAATCTCTGACGCGCATTTGCAAAGAGGAAGATCAGCCGGACTATGGTGTGTTCATAAACTGGGCGCAGAGCTCCGAAGATCTCTATCAAGAGTACGCGCGAGCTCGGCAGATTCAGTCAGATTACTTCGCTGATCAAACCATCGAGATCGCCGACACCGAGACCGACAACCATCGTGCGCGCAACCGCATGGACGCTCGGCGTTGGCATGCGTCCAAGATCGCACCGCGCAAGTACGGTGATAGGGTCGTTCAGGAGCACACCGGCCATGGCGGCGGACCGATCGCGATCGCCTCGCTCAACCTCAAAGGTCTGAACGACGATGAGCTATTGGCCATGCAGAAGATGCTGACCAAGGCAGTTGACGCCGAATGAATGCGCCCCTGAGCCCAGCGGTCATGCTCGACATGATCAAACGGGAGCGCGAAAGGCGATTGGCCTCGGCGTCATTGTACGAGTTCGTCAAACAATCTTGGCATGTGGTCGAGCCGGGAATTAACTTCATACCGTCTTGGCACATCGAGGAAATCTGCGAGCATCTTGAGGCAGTGACAGCGGGCGACATCCGCAGGCTGCTAATCAACATCCCACCTCGCCATTCCAAATCGACCATTGTGAGCGTGATGTGGCCGATGTGGGAATGGCTGGCCAACCCTCAGCACAAGTATCTTTGTGCCTCTTATTCCTCGAACCTCTCGATCCGAGACAATCTCAAAGCTCGTCGATTGGTCCAGTCGCCTTGGTATCAGGAGCGTTGGGGGCATCTGTTCGCCTTGGCAGGCGACCAGAACGCAAAGCAGCGGTTCGAGAATGACAAGACAGGCTACCGTATCGCAACCTCTGTGGGTGGTACGGCGACGGGCGAAGGCGGCTCGCGCCTGATCCTCGACGACCCGCATTCGGCGCAAGAGGCACAGTCTGACGTAATGCGCGAGTCGGCCATTGAATGGTTCAACATGGTCTGGTCGACCCGTCTCAACGACCCCAAGAAGGATGCAATGGTCACCGTCATGCAGAGGTTGCATGAACGAGACGTCAGCGGTCTGATCCTGAACGAGATCGGGGGATGGGAGCACATCTGCATTCCGGCAGAGTGGGATGGCGTCAAGCGCAAGACTGTCCTCGGCCCGTACGATCCTCGAGAGACCAAGGGCGAGCTGATCTGCCCAGACCGTTTCGGCGAGCAAGAGATCGCCAGCCTGAAGCAATCGCTCGGAGCCTATGGCACAGCCGGGCAGCTGCAGCAAGATCCCACGCCAGCCGAAGGCGGCATCCTCAAGACCAAGTTCTTCAACCTTTGGCCATCGGAGAAGGGTCTCCCTCCGTTTGAGTACATTCTGCAGTCGTACGATTGCGCATTCACCGAGAAGACAACGGGCGACCCGACAGCTTGCACAGTCTGGGCAATCTTCACCCATGATGGTGAGCGCAACGCAATGCTAATTGACGCATGGGACGAGCATCTGTCCTATCCCGAGCTGCGCAAACGGGCGATCAACGACTGGCAGACCGAATATGGCGGAATGACCAAGCAATCCCCGCACAACCGCGCGCGGCGCCCTGACCGCATCTTGGTCGAGGCCAAAGCCTCTGGTCAATCGCTTATTCAAGATCTGCGTCTGGCCAAAGTGCCAGTGGTCGCCTACAATCCCGGAGCCGCTGACAAAATATCGCGCGCTCATCAAGCTGCTCCCACTCTGGAATTGGGGTTGCTTTGGATCCCAGAGTCAGGCAAGAATAGAGGGCTGCCAGTAAGTTGGGCCGATGCTTTCATGAAGCAATTGACCAAGTTCCCGGTCGCAGATCACGACGACTATGTTGACACATTCACACAGGCGGTGATCTATCTGAAGAACGACGGTTGGTTTGAGCTTCCGAAGGCGAGGGACATCGATGAGCCCAAGCAACCAAAGCGAGAGCGGATCAACCCCTATGCGGCGTGAGACCAATCATGGAGCTGATGCTTTGGAACACGGTTCTTTCTTTGGTGGTTGGTCTGCTTGGGTTCTTCTTGCGAGAGAAGACAAATGAGCTTCATCGCCTCGGCATCCTCCTCAATCGCACCAGAGAAGAGATCGCCAAGGAATATGTGACCAAAGTCGATGTCCACAACGACATCAATCGCGTGCTGGATCGGTTGGATCGACTAGACAACAAGCTCGACGCTTTCATCAAGGAGCATCGCAATGCCTAAGAAAGCAAAGCCAGCACCGAAACCGATCTGGGACAAGAAGCGTCCGGCATCTCTGGGCAAACCCTCCAAGCTCTCTGACTCCGCAAAGGCCAGTGCCAAAGCTGCGGCCAAAGCTGCGGGTCGCCCCTATCCGAACCTCGTCGACAACATGCGCGCAGCCCGGAGCAAATGATGGTCCAGCGAGTCGACAAAAGCGCAATGGCCTGCAACAAGCCAAAGCGCACCCCGAGCCACCCGACCAAGTCGCACATCGTCAAAGCCTGCACCAATGGCTCTGAGAAGATCATCCGGTTCGGCGAGCAAGGAGCCAAGACTGCTGGCAAGCCCAAGTCCGGCGAGTCCGACCGCATGAAGACCAAGCGCGCCTCGTTCAAGGCTCGTCATTCAAAGAACATTGCCAAAGGTCCGTCGTCCGCAGCATACTGGGCTGACAAAGTGAAGTGGTAAGCCATGGCCGATGACAAATCCTCCCTGACCGATCGTCTGCTCGCCTACGCCGAAAAGGCGACCAAGTCTGTCTCCGACGCTTGGGACAAGACGATGGGGATGCCGGAGGAGATCGCCAAGCAGACTTACGACTACGTCATCTCGAAAGGCGGCAGCGAGGAAGATGCACAGCGCATCGCAGATCGTCTAGCTGCCAAGGCTGGCCGCACCACTGGGCTGATCGATCTGCTGGTCCCGCAATCGCCCGCAGACGTTGCGCTGATGGCTGCGGGTCCGCTCGGTCCGGCGACGAAGATGGGCAAGGCTGCGTTGGGCACTGGCGCTGCGCTCACCGTCATGGATCCGACGGAGGCGGAAGCTAGTCCTCTGACCAAGATTCAAAATGTTTTCTATCGTGGCATCCCGAGATTGCGCAAGCAGCTTGACGACCAAGTCTCCGGGCTGCACGTGAAAGAGCGAAACGAAGGGGATGTTTTTATTGCACCCAACAACACAAAAGATTATGCATGGGCTTCAAACAATCCTGATGTTGCGAACACATACACTCAGTTCGGTGGCACAGTTATACCTTTGAAGACAGTAAAAGACCCAGATGTCGTCCTAGATGCAGAAGGACAATACTGGAACGATTTCTTTTACAAAGACAAAGTCCGCAACAGGGGATATCGGAACCCTGCCTATTTCTCTGCTTTAGAGGATCCTGATGTAAAATCCATTTTGATAAAGAACATCATCGATCCTGGAGCATTGATGACAGACCCTTTGGTAAAGTCACTGGCAAGAGCAAGACAGGGCAAGCCAAGAAATTCAAATGTCGATGATTTGTTTGTTGCCGACAACCTCCTGATCAAAGATCCGGAGGTGGTGCGCTATCTGTACACAGGCGAGACGCCGAAGTTCGCCGAAGGCGGCGAAGTGCAAGGTTACGCAAAAGGCGGCGGTCCTGTGACCGACGAGCAGATCCGTGGCTTGTACCGCAACTACTTCGAACGCGACCCCGAGAGCCAAGCAGCCATCGACTATTGGCGCGACACTGCCAATCAAGGCGGTCTGACTCTCAGCGACATTGGCCAGCAGTTCGCGACAAGCGAAGAAGGCCAGCAGAAGTACGCAATGCTCGACAAGCTGCTGGGCAATCGCGCGCAACCGGAAGATCAGAATGTGACGGTGGTCGAGCAGACCAACGCTCCTGATCGCTGGCAGACGTATTGGGGCTACAAGCCAACCCAGCAAGACTACACGATGATGCTGCGCGCAGGCTTGGGCGAGTACGGCACACCCCAGAGCTACGATCAGTACCGCGCCATCTACGAAGCCATCGGCAATCGCGCTGCCGCCAACACCATCGCTCCGTACTATGTCCGTGGTAGCCAGACGCTCGCCGGGCAGATCACCCCGAGTCAGGTCGAAGGCGCATTTGCGACGAGCCGGATCAACTCGTTGATCAACAGCGATGATCCGCAAAAGATTGAATCGTTGTACCTCGCCCAGAAAGCCCTCGAAGATTATTTCATGGAGGGCAAGAACCGAGTGCTGACCACCCAGACCGACTGGCGTGGCTTCCAGCAGGGTCAGCCCTCACCCGGCACAGGATTCACCAATGCATTGGTCCCGGGAGGTGAAGACCTTTCGATCTACAATCGGTTCTACGATGCGCGCAACAACCCCGATCTGACGCAGAAGCTCTCGCAGCTCCAGAACCAACGCAATGCTCTTTGGACTCCGCCGGTTCCGCCCTCTCGGCCGACCGAGCAGGAGTTCGCCGACTACGCAAAGTCTCAGCAGCCTGACGTCGATCCGATGACCGCCTATCAGACATTCGCCCTCGGCGATCCGATGACGGGCAATCCGTTTGACACCAACTGGTTCTCTGGACCGACTGCGACAACCTCTTTCGAGCAGCAGGCAGCTGATGAGCGCGCGCAAGCTCTCAACAACTCTCTGATGCAGCAGACGCCGACGACCGTTCCCGACACCTACAATCCCAACTACACGCTGTTCTCCGACGCCAACCAGTTTTACGGCTCGCAGTCCTCGTTGCCGACTCTGGCGGTGAGCAATGTCGGGTTGAACAATGACTATGGCATGTTCTCGTCGCCCGGTTCGCTCGGCGAAGGTGCCAGTGGCCTGACGTCATTCAGCCCCAGCCTCTCGGACTATTCGAGCAGCTGGGGTTCGATGGGCTACTCGCCGATGTCCTGGGACTACGCCAAAGGCGGCGAAGTCAAATTCAAGCCAATGTTCGAGGGCGACAGCGAAAAGCTCCAGGAGCGAGCGCGCGAACTCGCTCGCGAGGCCTACAGCCGTGGTCCTGCATCGATGGGGCGCGAGAAGGCGCAGGAGTGGGAGGCTCTGGCGCGGAAGTACAATCTCCCGCTCACCGTCGGGCCATTCACGACCTACGAGGATCAATACTCTGACGCTCTGAGCAACTGGCAGCGCAACGTCTCCCCGAAACAGCGCGAGCAGTCGTTCGACAAGGGTGGTCCGGTGATGCCTTCCTATGATCCCATGGGGTCATTCACCGGCATGGATTCTATCGAGTCCTCGCCTTATCCGCGCGAGGAACTTGAGGCGCGACTCGACCCTGCGACGCAGGCGATGATCGATCTGCAAGGTGTCATGATCCCGAATCGCGCGGTCGACATCAAGCAGGACGATCTCGGCTATTACCCGGTCGACGCCGAAGGCAATCGGATGAAATGGGGCATGCGTCCTGCGCTGTTCCCTCTGACGATGGACGAAGGCAACCTCCGCCTCGCCATGCCATACATCCCCGAGATGGTCGGCAACATCTTGGGCGGCGTCGCTGCACCAGTGAAGGGCACAGGTGTCGCGTTGGGTGCAGGACCGATCCGTCGTGGCGAGAAGACGCTAACAGATCTGGTTGACACGTACGGTGTCAAGAAGCCCGGAGGCAATTGGACACAACCAGACCTCGATCGATCTGTTTGGGCTCTTCATCAATTAAATGAAGGAGCAGACATTGGAGAAAAATCTGCTGATTCAGTTGGAAAATGGATCGACACAAAGCTGAAAAGCTACATCAAAAACCAGATGGGCACAGTTGCTGATCCTTTGATCGATGTTGCTGAAGTCAGCGGTCGTTTGCATATTCCTAGCGATCAAATAATCGATCGGGCTAATGCGATTCCTGAATATCGTCCATTTGCTCTTAATCCTAATGACAAGTGGACTCCGACGGCAGGCGGAGGGTTTAGCTACAATCCTAATCTCATCGGCGAGACGGACTTGAGTCGCGCATGGGAAAAAGCAACACAAGCATCCATTGCTCGCTCATTGAAAGCAGATTGGGCAGACGAGGCTCTTGAGAAAAAAGGACTTGAAGCACTAATTGGAGCTCCCGACGACACTCAGATAAACGTCCCTCGTCACATATCAAGCAACCCTGCTCTCGGGTTCGGCCATCTTGTCGACGAGCTTCGCAATGCTACGTTGCCAAACTCGAACCTGCCAGACCGGCTGAAGATCGACCCTGCCAAACTCGAGAAATTCTCGATGTCGCAGGCGGTCGAGCATGTCGCGAAGATCAACGAATGGCGCGAGGCACAGCGAGCGAAAGCCAAGATCGAAGCTTCTCGCAATGCGGCGACCGTCCCGTTCAAACAATACGACGTTGTTCCGGAAACGAACTACCCCAACGAGAGAGGTCTCGGCTGGGTCCAAATAAAACCAACTGGCAATAAAGACGAACTCGAAAAGGCTCTAAAGTACGAAGGCGACACGATGGGCCATTGTGTCGGCGGTGGCTCGTATTGCCCACAGGTTGAGGCAGGCAAAACCGAAATCTACTCGTTGCGTGACAGCAAAGGCGAGCCGCATGTCACGATTGAAGTTAAACGTATAAAAAATATTGACACAGGAAAATCCGACATTGATATTATGGAAGAAGATCTTCCTTACACCATGCTAAAAAATTTGACAAAAAAAGCGCATGATCGTGCCATCCAAAGGGTTGTTGATGAAAGGATGGACGAATACACGGATCTAGCCTACAGGAAAATTAAAAGTAAATATCCAAACATTGACGAGGAATCGGAAGATTTTTACTTTAAAATGCAGGATGCGACTGCAGACCTCGCACAGAAGCAAGCTCCGAGGGAGCGTGAGTTCCATAATTATTTTTATGAAGAGAGCCAAGCGGGCATGAGGGAAGAACTTGACAAAATAAGGCAGGCTGGCGGCGAAATCGTAACAATTAATCAGATTAAAGGCAAAGGCAACGCAAAGCCTGTTGACGAATACATCCCGTTCGTTCAAGATTTTATTAAGTCAAGGAACTGGTACGACGTAGGTGAGCTCCGGAATGCAGACATGGTCAAAGTTTTCGAGGGACAAAGGCTCCCCGGTTCTGCGGAAAAGATCCCACCGGGTTATTACACATTGAACGATCTAGCAAAGCTGGCTGCGGAAAAGGGCGTTCCTGAATCAAACATTCAAGCCTGGATCAAAGTGCTACGCAATCAGTAGTCGAAGTTCTAAGGAATCACCATGGCCGACGAATTCGAAAAAGACGACGAAGCTGGCGAAGTGATTCGTCTTGAGGAAGAAACTCTCGAGGTCGAAGACACCGAGGATGGCGGCGCTGTGATCCGCCTTCAGAACGACGAAGACGAGCAGCGCCATCTCGAACATTTCGCCAACATCGTCGATGAAGTCGATCAGGCAGCTCTGACCGACATCGTCTCGGACTTGCTTGACAAGATCAGCAAGGACAAAGAGGCTCGCGAAAAGCGTGATAAGCTCTACGAAGAAGGGCTCCGTCGCACTGGCCTCGGCGATGACGCACCCGGTGGCGCGCAATTCACTGGTGCCAACAAGGTCGTTCACCCGCTGCTCGTCGAATCTTGCGTGGACTTCTCGGCGAGGTTCATGAAAGAGGCTTTCCCGCCCACGGGTCCGGTGAAAAGCAAGATCCTCGGCGAGCAGGATCGCGAGAAGGTTGCCAAGGCAGAACGCAAAGCTGCCTTCATGAATTGGCAGACGACCGAGCAGATGGTCGAGTTCCGCTCTGAATTGGAGCAGCTGAGCACACAGCTCCCGCTCGGTGGTGGCCAGTACCTCAAATTCATGTGGTCGAGCCAGTATCGTCGCCCGATGTCTGAGTTCGTGCCCATCGACGACATATATCTTCCATTTGCAGCGACAAATTTCTACACTGCAGAGCGGAAAACGCACGTCCAGTACATCACGAAAATGGAATATCAGCGTCGAGTGACGTCTGGAATGTACCGTGATGTTGATGTCGGGGTGCCTGAAGAGCCGGATTTCAGCCAATCGACCAAAGCCAACGACAAAATCGAAGGCAGGCAGGACAATTCCTACAACGAAGATGGTCTGCGGACCATTTTCGAGGTCTATACGCGCCTCGATTTTGAAGATGGACCCGAGCCATACATCATTTCCATCGACAAAACCAGCGGAAAAGCTCTCAGTCTCTACAGAAACTGGGAACCCGACGACGAGCAGCGCAAAGAACTCGACTGGATCGTCGAATTTCCGTTCGTTCCGTGGCGCGGAGCATACCCGATCGGCCTGACGCACATGATCGGTGGCCTGAGTGGTGCTGCCACTGGGGCTTTGCGCGCTCTGCTTGACTCGGCGCACATCCAGAATGTCCCGACGCTTTTGAAATTGAAGGGCGGACCCGGCGGACAGACGCTGAATGTCCAGCCGACGGAGGTTGTCGAGATTGAAGGCGGCGCATTGGTCGACGATGTCCGCAAAATCGCGATGCCGTTGCCCTTCAACGGCCCGAGTCCGACACTTTTCAGCCTGCTTGGGTTCCTCGTCGAAGCAGGCAAGGGCGTTGTTCAGACTTCTTTCGAGAAACTGTCTGATGCGAACCCTAATCAGCCTGTCGGCACCACAATGGCGCTCATCGAGCAGGGAATGGTCGTGTTCAGCTCGATCCATTCGCGTCTGCACAACTCGATGGCGCGCTGCTTCAAGATCCTGCACCGGATCAACTCGGCATATCTGACCGAGGAAGACATTGAAGCCAACTACGCTGGCCTCGAGATCGACCCGTCCGACTTTGATGGTCCGATGGACGTGATCCCGGTCAGCGATCCGCAGATTTTCAGCGACACACAGCGGTTCGTCCAGACGCAGGCACTCATGCAGCGCGCTGCGATGCTCCCGCAGATGTATGATCAGCGGAAAGTCGAAGAGCGGTTCCTGCGTGACATGAAGATTCCTCAGAACGAGGTTCTTCAGCCGAAACCTGGATCCGAAGACATGGATCCGGTCTCTGAGAACGTCGCAGCGTCGATGGGTCGCCCGATTTACGTCCTGCCGAAACAGGATCACATCGCGCACCTTCAGACGCACATGGCGTTCTTGAAGTCGCCGCTGTTCGGCAGCAATCCTGCGATCATGAAGCAGTACATCTATCCGATGGCGATTCATCTGCGGGATCACCTGCTGAATTACTATCTGGTTGAGGCGCACAATGCGGTTGACATGGCGCAGCGTGACGAATTGATCCAATCTGAAGCCAACGAGCAGGTTCAGGTGATCATGAAAGTGCAACAGTTCATCGAGCAGCAGCTCGGGGCTTTTGCGCAGGAGCTCGCGCAGATCGATCAGGCGGCGCAGCAATTCAAGCCGCAGCCTCCGATGCCTCCCGACAACTCAATGCAGATCGCCCAGATCAACGCTGGCATTCAGCAGCAGGCTCTTCAGCAGCGCGCACAGGCGGACGCCCAGCGCATTCAGCTCGAACAGCAGAAGCTCGCTCAGTCCCAGCAGTCGGATCAAATGGCTATGGCAGAGAAGGAGCGTGCGCGTCAACTGGAATTGGAGCGCGAGCGTATCCGTCAGGCGGCAGAGGATCAGCGCACAGCGGCAGACCTCGCAATCCGCGAGCGCATGAACACAGCCGACAATCAAACGGCCATGGATCTCGCCAAGTTGGAAATGCTGTCTGGCGAGAAGTTTTCTGTGAGCACCGGCACAGGCATCAATCCCGGCGCTAGGTAAGGAGTTATAAAATGAGTGACAAGCCCACGACTGGCACTGTTTCTCTCGACAATGCCGCTGTAAAGCAGAAGCACCGCATGGCTGCGGGTCTCAAGGTTGACGGCCAGACGCTTCCGGGTTCTGGCGCGCCCAAAGACACGAAGACCAAAGCGTGAATTTCGAAACACAACTTCTGGCTCAACTCAAAGCCAAGCAGCAAGAGTTTGCTCTTGGCGCTTTGAGTCGGCCGCAAGAGCGCGATGCTTTCGAGTACGGGTATCGCGTTGGCGTCGTAGCAGGCTACGAGGCAGCAATCAACGTACTTTTGCAACTTCTGGATGAGGAGCAGTATGGAGACAAAGACCTCTGAGAACGCCATTGCGGAAGCCTTTCCGCCGGTTGATCCCGGCGTCCGGCCTTTCGGTAGCCGCGTTCTGGTGCAGATTCGCACACCCAAGCGGGTGTCAAAAGGTGGCATTATCCTCGCTGAGGACACCCGAGACACCGAGAAGTGGAACACGCAGGTCGCTAAGGTGATCTCGCTCGGTCCGCTGGCATTCAAAAATCGTGACACGATGCAGGCGTGGCCGGAAGGCGATTGGTGCCATCCGGGCGATTTCGTCCGTGTTCCGAAATACGGCGGCGACCGCTGGGAGGTTCCTGTCACCCGCGATGACAATGCGATGTTCGTAATCTTCAACGACCTCGACATCATTGGTGACGTGACCGGCGACCCGCTTGCTGTAAAAGCATTCATCTGATAGGAGATGAACAATGGCTGACGTTTTGAAAGAAGACGATGAAGTCGATGTGAAGGGCAAGGAAGAAGAACTTGTCATTGTCGAAGAAGATCCGGCAAAAGCTGCTGCTCCTGAAACCGAGGATGACTCCGAGGATGAAGATGAGCGTGTGGTCCAAAAAGCAGACGATGCTGACGAGGCTGAACGCGAAGCTATCCGCGAGCGTCGTCGTCAGGAAAAGCAGGAGCGGAAAGAGCGTCGAGAAAAAGCAATTACTCGAGACAAGCTCGAACTAGATTTCCTGCGCAAACGGAATGACGAACTTGAGCGGCGACTGACCGCTCAGGAGCAGAGATCCCAGCAGTTTGACATCAACCAGATTGATGCTCAGATAGAAAAAGCTAAACGTGATGCCGAGCTCGCCGAGCGAGTCATCGCTAAGGCGATTGAGTCTGGCAATGGGGCGGACGTCGCTCAGGCGTTGCGCTATCGCGATCAGGCGATCTCGATGGCCAATCAGCTTGCAGCTCAGAAGCAGCAGGCTGCCAAACAGGCTGTCCCTGCTCCGAAGGTCGACGACCTGACGATGCACTACGCTCGCGAGTTCATCAACGAGAATCCTTGGTACGATCCGCAGGGTCGTGACGAAGATTCCGCCATCGTCCTCGCGATCGATCAAGCTCTGGCCAAAGACGGGTTCAACCCCCAGACGGAAGACTACTGGGACGAGCTCCGTTCTCGCGCTGCACGCCGACTTCCCGAAAGGTTCGGTCAGCCGTCCAAGCCAGCAGCCAAGGTCGAAAAAGAGCGTCAGCCGCGCGGCGGTCCGGCAGTGGGCTCTGGTAAAGAGCATGCGCCTGCGACCACCCGCAAGGAAATCTTCATTAGCCCTGAAAGAAAGCAGGCGCTGATCGAAGCAGGTGTTTGGGATGACCCGGTTCTGCGTATGAAGTACGTCAAACGCTACGCCGAGTACGACCGAATGAACAAGCAATAAAAGGACTTTCCTTTTAGCGCTAAACCGGAAATAATCAACTCAATCGCTGCAAGGAGCGAGACATGACTGACGAACGATTCAAGAAATCCGCTGGTGAGAATCGCGCTAACCGTGCGATGGCCGATAGGGCTGTCACTGAGAACCGCGAGATCTCCGACGATGAGCGGGTTGCAATGTTCCGTCAACAATTCTTCCAGTCCTCTCTTCCGGACTTGCCACAGATCCCAGGCTGGCACTGCTGCTGGCTCACTACGACTAATCCTCGAGATTCCATCCAGATGAGAATTCGTCTGGGCTACGAACCCGTCAAGCCGGAAGACGTTCCCGGCTGGGAATATGCCACCATCAAAACTGGTGATTGGCAGGGGTTCATCGGGGTGAACGAGATGCTTGCTTTCAAGCTCCCCCTCTCACTGTACGAAAAGTACATGCGCGAAGCTCATCACGACGCGCCGATGCGGGAAGAGGAAAAGCTCACCGATACGGCAGAGTTCCTCGAGCAACAGGCTAGGGCATCCAAGTCGAAGTTGACAATGGGCGATGGCAACATGGAGATTGGGCAGCAACGGGAGCCGATCTTTGATCTCTCCTAACGCAACCCCTAAACCCAATAGGAGCAACTATGTCTTCGACTAGCGCGCCCTTTGGCTTCCGTCCGTCGTACCACAACAGTGGCCAGATGCGGCCGAAAGCCTATACGATCGCTTCGACCTATGCTGCTAGCATTTTCTCGGGCGACCCTGTAAAGCTCACCGACAACGGCGTTATTCAGCTTGGCACCTCCGATGGCACCCGCTCGGGCACCGTCGATGGCGTTGCGCTGCTTGGCATCTTCGCCGGTGTGCAGTATCTTGACTCCTCCGGCAAGCCCACCATTTCGCCTTACTGGCCGGGTGGCACGACCGGAACGCAGATCGTTGCTTGGGTCTATGACGACCCGGAAACGCTCTTCGACGTCCAGTACAACAATCCCGGCACTGCTGGCACCGACTCGGTTCAGTCCGCTGTCGGCGAGGAGTGCGACTGGGTTGTTGCCTCTCCGGGTGGTTCGACTTCTACGGGTCTGTCGAACACGCTCCTGTCTGCGATTCAGGCGACTTCTGGCCAGTTCCAGATCACCGGCTTCGCTTACAACATCAATGACTCGCTCACCGACGCCTATGTGGTTGTGACCGTTCGTATCAACGAGCACCACTACAAGGCTGCTGTCAACTCTGTCTAAGGGAGGCTCTGAGCTATGGCTACTCCTATGCGTAGTACCGACTTCCGGTCGGTCGTTGAGCCCATCCTGAACGAAGTGTTCGATGGTGTCTATGAGCAGCGCGCTGACGAATGGAAGATGGTCTTCCGTGAGCAGAAGGGCATTCAGCGCAACTACCACGAAGAGCCTGTCCTGTACGGGTTCGGTGCGGCGCCGGAACTCCCCGATGGCATGGCGGTCAGCTACCAGTCTGGTGGCGTGCTGTTCCTGCAGCGTTATCTCTACAAGGTCTACGGTCTTGCGTTCGCGCTGACCAAGGTCCTCGTGGAAGACGGCGACCACATTCGTATCGGCCAGACCTACGCGAAGCACCTCGCGCAGTCCCTGATCGAAACGAAGGAGACCCTCTCCGCCAACGTCCTGAACCGCGCTTTCAACAGCGCGTACACGGGCGGCGACGGTGTGTCTCTGATCAACACAGCGCACCCGATTGTCAACGGTACGTTCAGCAACCAGCTGAACACTGCCGCTGCGCTTTCGCAGACGTCGCTTGAGCAGCTGCTCATTCAGATCCGCAACGCTGTTGACAACAACGGCAAGCGTATCCGTCTGACGCCGACTCAGATCGTGACTGGTCCGTCGAACGTGTTCCAGGCTGAAGTGCTCCTCAAGAGCGTTCTGCGTACGGGCACCGCTGACAACGACATCAACCCCATCAAGTCGATGGGCCTGCTGTCGAAGGGTCAGGCCAACCTTTCCCGTATCACGTCGACCACCGCTTGGTGGGTGCAGACGGATGCGCCGGAAGGTATGAAGCTGATGATGCGTCGTGGTCTTGAAAAGTCCATGGAAGGTGACTTCGAAACCGACTCCATGCGCTACAAGGCTACGGAGCGTTACACCGTTGGCTGGACGGATCCGCGCGGCCTGTACGGCACCGCTGGCGTCTGAGCCACTTCCCCCGCCCACTGGTTGCGTCCCCCTGAGTGGGCGGGGGAATCCGGGTTCTCCCGGTGCAGCAGACAGTCCCGGCTGACGACATGCAGACTGTTGCACTTATCTCGCATGTGAGGAACTCAAAATGGCTTCTACTACTTTCTCCGGTCCCGTCACCTCGACGAATGGTTTCATTGGCGCGCTCACTGGCAACGTCACTGGCAACATCACTGGCAACATCGTTGGCGACGTTCAGGCTTCCGTTCAGTCGCTGTCCGGCGCTGGCGCTGTGAACCTGACCGACATGTTCACGTCGCTGACCACGACGGGCGCTGCGCAGGCTCTTACGCTCGCCAATGGCACCGCTGGCCAGATCAAGATCATCAGCCACGTCGTTGATGGCGGCTCTGCGGTCCTGACGCCGACCACCAAGATTGGTTTCACGACCATCACCTTCACGAACGTCGGTGATTCTGCGACCCTGATTTACACGGCGGCTGGCTGGGCGATCATTGGTATCAGCGGCGCTGTGGCTGCCTAATAGGAGGCCACAATGGCGGATACCGTCTCTTCCCAGACGATTCTTGACGGTGAGCGTCTGTTCATCGGCAAGTTCACCAACATTTCGGACGGTACTGGCGAAACGGCTGTCGTAAAGATTGACGTTTCGACCCTCAGCCCGAATGCCAATGGCAATGCCTGCAATGGCGTCAAGATCAACAAGATCTGGTCCACCACCCACGGGATGGAGGTCCGGATCCTTTTTGATGCGACGACCGATACGTTTGCTTGGATGATCCCGCAAAACACGAACTATCTAATGGATTTTTCGACGTTTGGCGGCATCCCGAGCAATGCGGGAGCAGGCGTAACCGGCGACGTTCTGTTTACGACGTCCGACGCTTCGGCTGGCGACATGTACACGATCGTCATTGAAGCAATCAAGACTTACGCCAGTTCGTGAAGGTGATCCATGACCAAGTTTAAATACGTCAAGGAATTTGACTTTACGCCTGCTGGCAAGCCAATCGGCATGTGCTGGGGTGGCAAAGTCATGAAAAAGGCGGAAGGCGGTTTGGCTGCTGGCAATCCGCCCATGAAGAACGAGAGCAAGAACTTCGCCAAGGCGAAAGTCATGAAGAGTGCGATGGACAACAACAAAGGTCCGTCTGCTCCTCCGGGCATGATCGCTGACCGTAGCAAGCTCGGGATTCGCGGCAACAAGAATCCGGGAATGCGCAAGGGTGTTCCGGTCGCCCCGGCGACTCCCATGATCTCGCCGATGAAAAAGGGCGGGATGGCCGAAAAGAAAATCGGCAAGGTTATGGGCGAATACAAGGCAGGAGAGCTTCACTCCGGCAGCAAAAGCGGTCCGGTCGTGAAGAACAAAAAGCAGGCTCTCGCCATTGCTCTTTCTGAAGCTCGCAACGCCAAGAAGAAATAACTTTTTCTTGCTGTGCGCGTAGAACATAATAGGTTGGCGGGTTTGCTGAAACAGCAGCCACTCTGAATCGCAAGAGGATGGCATGGCTTTTTCTGGCAACGTGAGCGGAACGACGTTTAATGCTCTGAAGGTCGTTGACCACGCCTTCAGGCGTTGTCGGTTGCCAGCACAAGCAATAACCTCCGAAATGCACAGTTATGCGCTCGATTCGCTTTATCTCATGCTCTCCGAGATGGCGAACATTAAGACGCCAAGCTGGTGCATCGAGAAGGTTATCCTTCCGATGTATGAGAACCAGCCTATTGTCACTTTGCCTGCGGGAACGGTCGAAGTTCTCAATCTGAATTACCGTGTCCTGCAGCCTGTGACCGGAGCAACCACAACAACGTCAACGTCTTACACGGTAAGTTTCACAACGAGCACCGTCGTCGACACCGTCGGGATCAAATGGTCTGCGGCCGCGGTGCCTGTTACTTTCCAAGTCAGCACGAACGGCTCTGTGTGGGTGACGGTTGGTTCTTCTTCGGAGACCGCTTCTGCTGGCGAGATTACTTGGACAGATATTTCTGCGGCGACCGCCTACGCTTACTTCCGGATAACTTCGACCAGCCCGATGTCTTATTCGGTAATAACGCTTGGCAACATGCCGCAAGAGATCCCGCTCGGTGCATTGAACCGAGACGCCTATGTTCAGCAAAGCAACAAGGTGTTCCCCGGCAGACCGAGCAATTACTGGTTCCAGAGGGACATCCCTGATCCGGTCGTAAATATCTGGCCTGCGCCTTTCTCTGCTGCTGAACAGGCGCAGTTGATCCTTTGGCGTCATCGTCAGATCATGGACACCGAGAATCTTCAGCAGGAAGTCGAAGTCCCGCAGCGTTGGATTGAAGCCATCGTCAATGGATTGGCTGCTCGAATGGCTGCGGAAACTCCGTCCGTCGACCTTCAGCTGATCCCGGTTCTTGAGCAGCGTGCTTCGATCAGCATGCAGCGAGCGTGGGACGGTGACAATGACGGCTCGCCGATCCAAATAAACCCTGGAATTGGAGCATATACCAAATGAGCGGGCGATTTCTCGACGTTCGAGGACAGCCGACTTTTGGTATCGGGATTTGCGCCCGATGCTCGCGCAAATTTCTGCTTGCAGAGCTCCGCTCTGACCCAAACTATCCGAATCTGATGGTTTGCGAGGCAGACACCGACGATTATGACCCCTATCGGCTCGCTCCGAGAGCTCCGGATCAGATCGTTCTTCCTTTTAATCGCCCCGATACGCCGATAAACACGCACCCTGCAGGCTTGATCCAAGAGCAGGGTGACGAGTTTATCATAACCGAAGATGGCGACAGCTATCTGGAGCTGTGATTCATGGTTGAAGTCCCTAGCAATCTAATCCCGACGCGGATCACTCAGCTTCCCCTTGCTCCGGTTGCTGACGAAAACAGCCTTATGATGATTGTTTACCAAGGTAACAATTATCAGATCCGTGTTGGAGACCTTTTGAGCGTTGCTGGTGTCCCGACGACTCGGCAAGTTATCGCTGGCACCGGACTAACGGGCGGCGGTCAGCTCTCAAGCAATGTCACACTAAGTGTCGCGAATGGCGGGATCGGTACCTCGCAGCTCGCCGCATCGGGTGTGACAGCCGGAAGCTACGGCACAGCGACAGACATCCCGGTATTTACGGTTGATGCTACGGGTCGTGTGACCGCTGCAACGACTGTTCCTGCGACGATTAGCGGTTATGTCCCGACAACTCGTCAGGTGATCGCAGGAACAGGTTTGAACGGCGGCGGGGCATTGAATTCCAATGTCACGATCAACGCTAACCTTTCTTCTGCCACACCACAATCTGGATTCCAGAGCGGATCCGCAGGCTCTTCGTCCAACATTTCGCGAGACGATCACAAGCATCCGGCTGTGAATCTTTCTGTCGACAATGAAGTCGATGGTATCCTCGGTCTGGCAAATGGTGGCACTGCAAAAAGCATTGTGCCAGACAATGGCGCGATCATTTGGTGCGGTGCCGATGGCATGTACGTCGGTCCCGTTGGCGCAGCAGGACAGCTCCTTCAGTCGACTGGCGCCAGTGAATATGTTTGGGTCGATGCGAATACTTTGTCTGTGGCTTCTGCGATGAATCTCGCAGACGGCTCTGCGAATAGCATCCCTTATCAAACTGCTTCTGGATCAACTTCGTTCATTGCTGCTCCGGGCGCGGCAGGTCTCCTGTTGAAGTGGAACGGCTCCGGGTTTGAGTGGGGAACTGTCGCAGGTGCAGGCACCGTAACGTCTGTCGACGCTTCTGGTGGCACGACAGGCATGACGTTCACCGGCGGACCCATAACGGGCGGCGGAACTCTTACGATGTCTGGCACGCTGAACGTCGCCAATGGCGGCACAGGCGCGACGACACTGACCGGATATGTGAAAGGCAACGGCTCCTCGGCGTTCACTGCTGCGGCTTCAATCCCGAGCAGCGATGTGACTGGCTTGGGCACGATGTCGACGCAGAATGCTTCTGCTGTTGCAATTACGGGTGGCACAGTTGATGGAGCCACGATTGGCGGAACAACTCCTGGAGCGGGCACGTTTACGTCTGTGGCAATGACCACTGGCACTATTACAACAGCGCCTTCTTCTGGAAATGATATTGTTAACAAGACCTACGCTGATTCAATTGCGGCAGGAATAAACTTTCATCAATCATGCCGGTTGGCTACTACCGCTGCACTTCCATCTTGCACATACAACAATGGTACCTCCGGGGTCGGGGCGACTCTGACCGCAACGGCGAATGGTGCTTTGTCCGTTGATGGTACGCTTGTCGCTGCGACCAATCGCATTTTGGTGAAAAATCAAGTTAGCGGCGCCCAAAATGGTGTTTACGTTGTCACTCAAACTGGCAGCGGGGGCGCGCCTTTTATTCTGACGCGCGCTACAGATTTTGACACCCCCGGAACTGGTGTAAATCAAGTAGATGCTGGCGATTTCTTTTTGATCACAGCCGGGTCTTCGCTTGCGAATACTTCTTGGGTCCAACAGACCCCTCTCCCGATAACAATGGGAACTACAGCAATAGTATTCTCTCAGTTTGGCGCACCGCTGACTTATTCGGCAGGAACGGGCCTCTCTGAATCACCAGCGTATACATTTAACATCGCCAACAGCGGAGTAACTTCTGGAACTTATGGCGGAGCAGCTACTGCTGTAACCCTAGCAGTGAATGCCCAAGGGCAGATCACTTCGGCCTCTGATGTTTCTATCGCAATCGCTGGGTCTCAGATCACGTCCGGAACAATCGGCACAAGTTATCTGAGTGGCTCTTACACTGGCATCACAGGCCTTGGAACAGTAACTGTTGGGACTTGGAACGCAACCGCGATTGGGGTCGCTTACGGCGGAACCAACCTGACGAGTTATACGGCTGGCGATACTATTTATGCGAGCGGTTCGACGACTTTGTCGAAGCTCGCTCTGCCGGGTGCTGGCTACATAATGACGTCTTCGGCCTCTGCTCCGCAGTGGTCTGATCCTGCGACGATAACGGTTGGGAATGCATCCAATGCCACCAATGCATCGACTGCCTCGATCGCAAACAACATCGCTGGCGGCATTGCTAGTCAGCTCGTTTATCAGACTGGATCTGGCACCACGTCATTCATCTCGAATGGAACAACGGGCCAAGTTCTCAAATCGAACGGAACTAGCGCGCCAGCTTGGGGCGGCATTTCAGGGGGAACGTTCTGATGATCGATCAGCTTATCATCCGAATGTTCAATGCTCGCAACCATGCGCACGTTCAGCATTGGCTGACGGACTCCTACTCCGAGCATAAATCTTTGGGCAAGTACTACGAAAATCTTGTCGGGACCCTCGACAATTTCGTCGAAGCCTATCAAGGTGTATTCGGAGTTGTTGAAGGTTTGCCAGAAAAAGGCGATCCTAAAGAAATGATCAAAGAAGAGCTATTGTGGCTCAATGAGAATCGTGAGAAAATCTGCAAAAATATTCCTGCACTGGAAAACATTTTGGATGAGCTTACAGCTCTCCATATGCAGACGCTCTATAAACTTGAAAGGCTGAAGTAATGGCTCAGACCAACGAGACGACCATCCAGCTTTATCACAGCACAACACCAAGCTCTGTTCCTTCTGCAGGAAATCTTGCGAATGGCGAGTTGGCAATCAACATCGCAGATGGCAAGATTTTCTACAAGAACTCTGGTGGCACTGTCGTCGAATATTCGAGTGGTGTTTCCACAGGGAAAGCTATTGCGATGGCGATAGTTTTCGGAGGCTAAAATGGCTCAAGCAACCTACTCCGTTATCCAGCACTACCGCACGACCACCCCCGGCTCTGCTCCTGCGTCTGGCAATTTGAATCCGGGCGAGTTGGCGCTGAACCTTGCTGACGTTTCTGTTTACATGGAGAACTCTTCCGGAACAGTTACGAAGCTGATAAATAATCCTGCGGGTCTGACGTATCCGACTGCAGATGGAACAGCGAACCAAGCGATCCTGACGAACGCTTCTGGCACGCTTTCTTTCGGGGATGTTGTCCGTCCGACTGGCAGCTACACGTTCAGTGGTGCAAACACGTTCACTGCGAAGCAGACATTCAGCGGCAACTCCAGTGCGCTTGCGACTGTACTTTCGAATGCTGCAGAAAAGGTTACTGTCTCGGCGACTGCTGCGACAGGAACGATCAACTTTGATGCCACGACGCAGAGTGTCCTTTACTACACGACAGCGGCGAGCTCCAATTGGGCGATCAATTTCCGCGCATCAAGCGGGACGAGCCTCAACTCTGCTCTTGACGTCGGCCAGTCGATAACCCTCGTTTTCATGGCAACGAATGGTGCGACAGCTTACTACAACACAATCGTTCAGGTCGATGGAGTCAGCGTTACTCCGAAATACCAAGGCGGCATTGCTTGGTCGTATGGCACTGCATCTGGCATTGATGCTTACACCTATACGATCATCAAGACTGCTTCCGCGACTTTCACCGTTCTGGCTTCTCAAATAAGGTTTGCTTGATGCCGGTTCCAGGAACTTTCGCTGCTGCTTCTGCTCGGGGTTTCGGCTTCGGGACAGAAGACATGTTTGGTGAGCAAATCTTCTCTGCTCCCGGGACATACACCTTTTATGTCCCTGCGGGTGTCACTTCAATCTCTGTTGTTTCTATCGGCGGCGGCGGCGGCGGGGGCAAGCCAGCAAGGTACACAGATTTCGAAAATCCTAATACGATCGCGGCATATAGCCCGATCCCCGGTTCGTTGACTGCAAACTACTACTCCGGGGGTGGTGGTGGTCTTGCTTATAAAAATGCAATATCTGTCACACCGGGTCAGCCGTTGACTGTATTCGTCGGTTCAGGTGGCGGAACAGGAAATGGTGGGGACAATCCGGGCCAAGAATCCTACGTTGCCAATTCAGGCGGAACAAAGCTTGTTCGCGCTGGGGGTGGCAGTGGCGGCTCTTCTGGTGCAGGCGGAACAATGCTCTTAGGAGATGGCGGCGGTTCAGGCGGCGCGGGCGCAAATTGGGAATATTCTGGCTCATCTGTTCCTGCAGAGAAGGTCTATCGTGCGGGCGGCGGCGGCGGAGCGGGCGGCTACACTGGCAATGGCGGAGCGGGCGGAAGTCCTGCTAGTGCAGGCTCTTCTGGTTCGGGCGGCGGCGGTGGCGGTGGCGGCGGAGGAGCTTTCGCTTCTTTTACAACCAGCGGCGGGACCATTGAATATGTCTATGGTTATGCAGGCGGTGCTGGGGGCGGCACAGGCTTGTTCGGTCTAGGTTCGAGCGGCGCTGGCGGAGCGTCAACAGAAACTCCTTACGCGACTTTCTCCTCAACCCCCGGTGGCGGGGGAGGATCTTCCGGGACAGTCGGAAGATACGCGGACGGCAGAAGCGGCGGAAACAATGCCGACACTGGATATGGACTTTACGGTGGCGGTGGCGGCTGTCCTGGTTCTTCTACCCGCTATGACACTTTGAGTCCTGGATATTTAGCATCAACCGGATTCGGTGGCGAAGGAGCTGATGGAGCAGTCCGGATCATTTGGACGACCAATCCGACCATCACTCGTTCCTTCCCCTCGACGAATGTGGGGCAGCTATGAGCGACATGTTCATTCGCCTCGAGAATGGCCAGCCTGTCGATCATCCGATCATGGGCACCAATTTCCGCAGAGCATTTCCCCACATCGATCCGGAGAATCCCGGACCAGATTTTGCAAAGTTCGTCCGAGTTTCTCGCAAAGAAGCTGCAGGGAAATACGAGGTTGTCGTTAGTGGTCCGACGTATCAGTGGGACGGAGACATTGTCAAAGACGTTTGGGAAATAAGAGATATGACGCCTGAAGAAATCGCAGACGTTGATCTCCAAGAGCAACTCGGGATGATGGAGTAAATCATGGCTGCGCCTAATATTGTCAACGTCACTGCAATCTACGGCAAGACAGGTGTTCTTGTCGTGACGACGACGCCGACTGCGATCATCACCAATAGCTCCGGCAGCAACCAAGTTCTAAAGGTCGATTCATTGATGGTCGCGAACATCGACGGAACGAACAATGCGACAGTGAATGTCGACATTTTCCGCTCCAGTGTTGCATATAGAATCGCCTATCTTATGACGGTTCCTGCTGGTGCGACTTTGGACTTGCTCAACAAATACATCTATCTCGAAGAAGGTGATACGTTGCGCATAACTGCCAGCGCAAATAGCCGACTCGAAGCTGTGGCCTCCTACGAGCAGATCTCCTAATGGCTGATTTCCCGTCTCCGACAAGTGCATATGGCCGCTGGGGAGTCAATGATGTCCGTGACGCAGTCATGGGCACAAACTGGCCGCAATTCCCAGGAAAGCCTACCATTGGAACAGCAACGGCTGGATCAGCTTCTGCCTCCGTGGCTTTTACTGCACCTGCGAGCAGCGGGAGTTCTGCTATTACTTCTTATACAGTTACTTCTTCTCCTGGAGGAATAACTGCAACAGGAGCGAGCTCGCCAATAACTGTATCCGGGTTGACAGCAGGAACACCTTACACATTCACTGTCAAAGCTACGAATGCTCAAGGCACCGGACCAGAAAGCAACGCAAGCAACTCCGTCACCCCGACTGCTGTTTCTTGGACAAGAATCCTCAACACTGGCGGCGACAGCGCAACGAGCGGGACAGTTAGCGTTTCCGGCTATTCTAAAGTTGCCATTTTCGGCGTCGCGCCGGGTGGCACCGGAGGCGGGGGCGGAAACGACGACGGTGGCGGTGGCGGCGGTGGCGGCGCTGTTCAGTTGAATGGCTACGAAGTTTCAATACCGGGCGGCGTGACAACTTTGTACTATTCGATACCAAATCCTGCTGGTTCTTCGACAACCAACAATCCGGGCCTTTACCAACCGAATCTAGAAGTTCGTTCGACCAATTCCGGCGGGACACTGCTGTTCTCGCTTAATGGCGGTCAAAATGGACCTTGCCACCCCTCGAACCTTACAACTGTTTCTCCGGGCGGATCTGGCGGAGCTCAGGGGACTTATGGATCTGCTGCCGGTGGAAATGGCGGTTCGGGAAATATAAGGTATCCGGACGGAAGCGGGGGAACGACAGGCACTGCAGGTTCAAACAGCACCGTTTCAACCGCTGGTGGTGGTGGCGGTGGCGCTTGGGTTTCAGGCAGTGCTTACGGGAACACAGCGGGCGAAAATGGTGGAAACAGCACCGTCAGCACTACGCTTTCCACATTTAATGGCGGAAATCTTAGTCCTGCTTTCTCTGCCAATGGTGTGTCCGGGGGCACAGGTGGCAACGGATACTCTTCAACGACTGCTGGGGCTAGTGTCGGGAATGCCAATGGTGGCTCAAATTCGACCTATTCAGGCGGTGGTGGCGCAGGCGGTGGCATAAGGTTCTTTGGCACTGGAAGCTACTACGGTGGTGGCGGTGGCGGCGGTGGCTCTCAGAATGGCGCGGGTGCTGGCGGTGGCAAGGGCGGCGCTGCTTACATCGTCATTTACGCTTCTTCTTAAAGGAAATTAAATGGCGCAGTTCCCGACACAAGCAGGTCCAAACTCTGATGTATGGAATCAGCAAGATGTATATCGTGCTGTCGCCGGATCTAATTGGCCTGCAAGACCGAGTGCTCCGACAATAGGAACTGCAACCGGCGGAAATGCACAAGCGACCGTAACATTCACTGCCCCAGCAAGCACCGGCGGGACAGCGATAACTTCTTACACCGTTACTTCTTCGCCCGGAGGAATAACCGCTTCAGGAGCATCCTCGCCTATCACTGTGACAGGACTGACAAACGGAACAGCTTACACTTTCACAGTAGCAGCAACCAACACTCAAGGAACTGGCCCTTCCAGTGCTGCGAGCAATAGCGTTACGCCGAGCGCATACACTGGCCCAACTTCGGTCGAATACCTCGTTGTCGCAGGCGGTGGCGGTGGCGGCGCGACCCGAGCCGGTGGCGGCGGAGCCGGTGGTTTCCGGACCGCAACTGGGTTGGCTGTTGTCGGAAGTACTGTTTATACAGTGACGGTCGGTGGCGGCGGAAATGCAGGCATTTACAGCCCAGCATCTGCTTCATCAAATGGATCAAATTCTGTTTTCAGCACGATAACCTCCATAGGCGGCGGTCGAGGGGCTTCTCGCCAAGGTAGCGTCGCGGCAGCGGTCGGCGGATCCGGAGGTGGCGGTGGCTGTGACAATGCCTCCGGTGCTGCTGGGACATCAGGTCAAGGCAATGCCGGTGGCAGTAACACTGGCGAATCTGCGGGCGGCGGTGGTGGCGGCGCATCTGCTGCAGGTGCAAACTCTACTTCTGGAAGAGCCGGTGGTGCAGGAACAGCTTCCAGCATTTCTGGAAGCAGCGTGACATACGCTGGCGGCGGTGGCGGTGGCGAAGGTTTGAGTGGAGGTGGAGGCGGACCGGGCGGCGCAGGCGGCGGTGGAGCAGGCGGTGATCCGGGCGGAAATGGAACAGCAAATACTGGCGGCGGTGGCGGCGGCGGCAACGACGACCGCAGCGGCGGAAATGGCGGCTCTGGTGTTGTAATTATTCGTTACCCAGACACATTCTCTGCTGCAGTTTCCACGACAGGCTCGCCAAGTTACACCGTTTCCGGCGGCTACCGCATCTACAGATGGACCGGCTCTGGTTCTATTACTTTCTGAGGAAAGACAATGGCGCATTTTGCACAGCTAGATGAAAACAACTTTGTCCTTCAGGTGATCGTCGTCCACGACAATGAGTTGAAGGACGAGAATGGCATTGAATCAGAAGAAAAAGGAATAGCTTTCTGCCAGTCTCTGTTTCCAGGGACAATGTGGAAGCAAACGAGCTATAATTCTAAAATAAGGAAAAATTACGCGGGCATCGGACACTACTACGATGCAGAAAGAGATGCGTTCATTTCTCCCAAACCTTACCCGTCTTGGATTCTTAATGAAGAGTTCTGTCGTTGGGATCCTCCTGTCCCCAAACCAAACGATGGACAATTTTATCAGTGGGATGAAGAAACTCTTTCTTGGAGATAATGATGGCACAGTTTCCTTCGCCCACGAATGCAAATGGAATATGGACGCTTAAAAAAGTTAAGCGCAATGTCCAAGGAAGCAACTGGCCAATTTTCCCCGGCGCTCCGACCATTGGAGTTGCGACTGCTGCCAGCACACAAGCGACTGTTACATTCACAGCGCCAACTTATACTGGCAGCTCTGCGATTACTTCTTACACCGTCACATCTTCTCCTGGAGGAATAACCGCTTCTGGAGCTTCTTCTCCTATTACAGTTACAGGCTTAACAAACGGAACAGCTTACACGTTTACTGTTAGAGCTACGAACTCTGCTGGCACCGGTCCTTCCAGTGCTGCCAGCAACAGCGTCACGCCGAGTGCACCGACGAGAGCTTTCACGATTTCGCCCGCAGTCTCTGGCAAAACAACTTGGGATCTTGACACTGATGGCCCGCTTGCCTTGTCTTCTTACGGAGATTGGACGATCGTCCCGCTAACCAATTTCTCTGCTTCTGTCAAAATATGGGGCGCTGGCGGTGGACGAGGTGCGACCAATGCATTTTCGACTGCCAATGCATTCGGCGGTGGCGGCGGTTACGCAGGCGGAACTTTTTCTGCGACTTCCGGAACGACTTTCGTTTTGAGAGTCGGCCAAGGCGGTTTGTTCACGACAACTTCAATTTTTGAAAGCGGAACGGCGTTTGGCGGCGGCGGTTCTGGAACGAACTACTCCGACCGCCAATGGAACTGCGGCGGCGGCGGTGGTTTGTCCGGCATATTCGTTAACAGCGTCACTCAGGCTAACTCCGTTTTGATCGCTGGCGGCGGCGGTGGTGGTGGCAACAGCCGTTTTGGAGGCGACGAAAATGGTGGTGCAGGCGGCGGCACGAACGGCGTTGCTGGAGGCGGTAACGGCGGCGGCGGTGGCGGGGGAACTCAAACTGCAGGCGGCGCAGGTTCCGGAGATGCAGCAATCGGTTCTTCTGTAAACGGGAGTGCACTGCAAGGCGGATCGCTTACTCCGACCTCAACAATGGGCGGCGGTGGCGGCGGCGGATATTTCGGCGGCGGCTCCGGCATTTACCAGAGCGACGACCAAGTGTCGGGCGGTGGCGGTGGTTCTGGAAGAGTTAATGCGACTTACATCTCCAGTGGCACGCTAACTGCAGGCAGCGGAACGACCCCCGGCAACAGCGGAGACGCCAATCGTTCCGGAGCCGGGACAGGCTCTTCCACTGCTGCGACTGCAGGGTCCAACGGAAGGATTTACATCTCTTGAGCCTCGACATCGACCGCATAACAAAATCTGTCGGCGCAGTCACCGCAGTTTTTGCGATGATCGGTGGAGGCTACACTGCAACCGACAAGCTCGGGTTGTTCCGCAAACCAATATTGGAATGGTCTCCGGAACATTTCACAATCACAGATGGTCCTGCTAGCGGAGATTTCTCGGTTGTCGCAGCACGTCGCAAAATTCGCGACGATTGCTCCGTCGAACAGTTCCGGCTCGAGGTGCGCGATTCTCGCTACATCGTCCACAAAGCAAATCCCTCCATCGCTACGTTCTCCGGTCCGGCGAATGAAAAGGTTGACAAATTTGGATATGCGATAACAATCGACAATCCAGAGAAAGTCGCAGTTGGGCGCGCAACGCTCCTCGCACGCATCAAATACAAATGCCCTGAAGGCGAGGTTCTGATAAGCTATCCAGATCACGCCAATCTAACATTCAACATAACAAAGTAGGAGCAGCGACATGCGCATGTCTGCCGATGGCTTAGCCCTTGTGAAAGAATTTGAAGGTCTTCGCTTGAAAGCATATCGGTGCCCTGCTGGCATCTGGACGATCGGCTATGGGCACACCTCCTCTGCCGGAGAGCCGAATGTTTCTCCAGATCTCGTCATCACGAAGGAAGAAGCTGAAGCGATCCTGCGCAGGGATATGATTCAGTATGAAAAGGGTGTTGAGAAGCTCGTGAAAGTCGAGTTGACGCAAGGGCAGTTCGATGCTCTTGTCGACTTTGCTTACAATGCGGGTGTTGGTGCGCTGGCGAAATCTACGCTGCTCAAGAAAGTTAACGCTGGCAAATTCGACGAAGTTCCTGCCGAGTTCATGAAGTGGACGAAGGGCGGGGGCAAAGAGCTCCCGGGTCTCGTGCGGCGCCGCCGCGCAGAAGTCAAATTGTGGCGCGGTCTTGAAACTGCCCAACCTGTCTGCAATGACGAAGCCCGCACAGAGCCTGATCTCCCGGCTCCCAAGAAGTCTATCGTTCAGTCGAAAGAGGCGAACGGTGCTGTCATCGCCGGTGGCGCTGGCGCTATCGCAGTTGTGCAGGAAGTTATGCCAATCGTGAAAGAGGGTGGGGACATCCTGTCTGCGATGAGTACAACGGCTATCGTGTGTCTCGTGATCGTGGTAGCTGCGGGCGCAATCTGGTATTTCCGCAAGCAGCGGCTTGACGAGGAGGGTTCATGATTGGACTTTTGTTCAGCCCACTCGGGCGCTACATCGCCATTGGCGGAATAGTCATCCTAGCGATCGGAGCGGCATACGTCAAAATCCGCTCTGATGCAATTGCTGAAATACAGGCTCAGGCAACCCAAGATGCTTTGAGGAGAGTCCAAGATGCGATCAATGCTGGTGATAATGCCGCTGTTAGTCCTGAGCGGCTGCTCGAAAATGACGGGCACCGTCGAGACTAATACGACAGCTTGTGCTGTTTGGAGAGATATCTCTTGGTCGTCGAAAGACACCCCGCAAACCATAACTGAGATAAAAGTCAACAATGCTCGTCGAGATGGGTTCTGTCAAGGTGCCAAATAGGTGCCTAAAAACAGTTTCCTTGGAAGCAATTTCAAGGCAATAATAGAACAATCCATCCGACGCATGCTGTAGCAGCTGCTATCTCGAAAAGAGGTCTAAATGAGCTACACCATGACGTACGATAGCTTGCTGGAGGATCTCCGGCGCTATCTGGAACGTGGGTTCACTGCAGAGAGCGACCAGATCGTTTATGAGCAGTTGCCACGCCTCGTCACGCTGGCTGAACGACGCATCGCGCGCGAGCTGAAGATCGAGGGGTTCATCACCCCTGTGACGACCCCTCTTCAGGCTGGCCTCCCTGTTTATATGAAGCCAGACCGCTGGCGTGACACCGTCTCGATGACAGTCGACAATGTGCCAATCTTTGCTCGTTCTTATGAGTACATTCGGTCCTATTGGCCGGACGAAGCGGAAACTGGCACCCCGCAGTTCTACGCAGATTACGACTATCAGCACTGGATCCTCGCTCCGACGCCTGCTTCTGCCCAGACTCTTGAGATCCTCTATTACCAGCAGCCTCCTTTGCTCGGTGATGACTTCCAGACGAACTGGCTGACGGAATACGCTCCGGACCTTTTGCTTTACGCTTCTCTGCTTGAAGCCACCCCATTCCTGAAAAATGACGAACGGATCACGACATGGCAGTCCATGTATGATCGCGCAGCTCAGGCCATCTCTGGCGAGGATCTGAAGCGCATCATGGACCGTTCTGCCAATAGGAGCGAAGCCTAATGACGACGTACACTAGCGTCTTCGGAGGCGCAAACATCTATCCGGCAGAGATCAGCTACAGCGCAATCGCTCTGTCTGCGAACGTTACGCTGAGTTGGCCGGAGGAAACTTCGACCAGCGAGAATCTCGCGACTCGGATCATCGACATTTCCGCCGCGTCGGCAGGTTACAGCATTTACCTCCCGGCAGCGAACAAGACTGGCACCGGTCAGACAATCCTTTTCAACAACACTGGCGCTGAAACGATCACGATCCGCAATGCTGGCGGAACACAGGTCGTGACGGTGGCTGCTGGAACGCTCTGGCAGGTTTACCTGACCAACAACAGCACTGCCAACGGAACATGGCAGTCCCTTCAGTACGGAGCTACGACTTCTACGGTCAATGCCTCCTCACTGGCTGGCACTGGCATTGTCGCTGTTGGTACGCTGCTCAGCCAGTCTGTGCCGATCACGACCTTCAACAGCAACTACACGGCTGGCGCATCCGACCGCGCAAAAATGTTCGTGTGGACTGGCGCTGGCGGAACATTCACGCTGCCTGCGGCTGCGAGCGTCGGCGACAACTGGTTCGTTTATCTGCGCAACAGCGGCTCAGGCGCGATTGATGCCGATCCAACTGGTTCGCCGACGATCGATGGTCTTTCGTCCCTCAGCTTCCAGCCGGGGGAAAGTGCGATCATCGCAACCGATGGCAGCAATTTCTACACGATCGGGTTCGGCCAGAGCGCAACATTTGCGTTCGACTATACGGTGATCGATGTCAGCGGGACTGGCAACTACGTTCTCAGCGGCTCGGAACTCAACCGAATCGCTTACAAGTTCGTTGGCACGCTGACCGGCAACCGGAACATCATCGTCCCCTCGACTGTTCAGCAGTACTGGGTCAATGACGAGACGACCGGCGCGTACACGTTCACTGTCAAAACAGCCGCGGGCACCGGGATCAACTTTACGTCTGGCCAGCGCGCGATCGTCTATTGCGATGGAACGAACGTCGTTGACGCCGACTCTTCTTCGCTTTCTCTGCCTGTGGGCATCAGCGACGGTGGCACAGGTGCAACGACCGCCTCTGCCGCGAGAATCAATCTTGGGGCGACGGCTGTCGGCGACGCCATTTTCACTGCAGCCTCGACAGCTGCGGCGTGGTCGACGCTCGGCAACATTCCGACGGTTGACGGGGGCACGTACTAATGCCCGATTCAACTCTGATCCTACGGTCGAAAGCAGGCATCAAACGTGATGGCACGAAGTTTGATGGCGATTTCTACACCGATGGACAGTGGGTCAGGTTCCAGCGCGGTCTGCCGAGGAAGATTGGCGGCTATCGCTCGATCAACAAATACTTGAGCGAGATCTCGCGCGGGTTCACCACGTACACTCAGCAGCTGTTGCAGTATTGCCATTCTGGCAGCGCGACTAAGCTCGAACGGTTTACAATCGACAACACAAAGAACAGCTCGATCATTACCGACAGAACGCCTGCGACGCTGACGAGCAGCGCGCTGAATCAGTGGATGTTTCAGTACATGTACGATTCTTCGGGTTCTGCGAACTCGATCATCGCGCATGTTTCTCCGAATCTCGATTGCACCTGCAACGACGAAGGCGGTCAGATATTCATCGGCGACAATCTCGGCACTGCTGCGCTGACTGAGATCACGATGAACCCGAGCGGAAATGCTACGGGCGGAATCGTCGTACTTCATCCGTATCTTTTCTACTACGGCTCCGACGGTGTCATTGGTCATTCGGTCGAAGGCGACCCAACCGATCTCACCGGGGCAGGCAGCAACATAACTCGCCCTTGGGGCCAAAAGATCATCAAAGGCATGCCGCTGCGTGCAGGTTCGGGCTCTGCTCCGGCAGGTCTGTTTTGGGCGTACGATGCAGTCATCCGCGCATCTTTCAGTGGCGGCGCGACGACATTCCAGTACGACGTGATCGCGACTGACACATCGATCATGAGCAGCCAGTGCGTCGTCGATTACGACGGTGTTTTCTTCTGGGCTGGCGTCGATCGGTTCTTCATGTTCAACGGTGTTGTGCGCGACGTTCCAAACCAGCTCAACATAAACTATTTCTTGGATGGTCTGAATCGAAACCAGCAGAACAAGGTATTCGCGTTCAAAGTTCCGCGATACGGCGAGATCTGGTGGTGCTATCCGCGCGGCGATGCAACCGAATGCACCCACGCGATCATCTACAATGTTCGCGAGCAGACTTGGTACGACACTGAGCTGCCTGCTTCTGGGCGTGCGTCTGGGCAGTTCAACAACGGGTTCGCTGCACCGCTGCTGACGGACTGTGTTCCGACCGCTTCCGGCTATCGGGTTTGGATTCACGAGCAAGGTGTCGACGAGATCGATGGCCAGTACGTTTATCCGGTGCAGTCTTATTTCGAGACGGCCGATCTTTCGTCGCTGCCGAATGGCAAAAACAGCTACCTGCGCATCACGAGCATCGAGCCAGATTTTATCCAGCAAGGCGACATGACTGTTCAAGTCACCGGCCGAGCGAACGCTCGCGCGCCAGAAGTTTACAGCTCTGTGTTTACTTTCCCGGAAAGTGCCAACACCCCGCACGAGCAGATCGTGATGCTCAAAGAACAGCGGCGCGAGTTGCGCGTCAAGTTCCAATCTTACACAGTCGGCGGCGACTATCAAATGGGCCAGATTATCGGCCACATTGATACAGGCGACAAAACGGTGCTCGGATGATCAGGATCACCTTGCCAACCAATCTCGGGCTTTTCGACTGGGCCAACCAGATTGCGCTGGACTTGGATCCTTATGGCTCGTTTGGGCGGCTGGACAACGAGAGCGAATGGCAGAACTGGGCGATGCAGTTCTTGAATAACACAACCCTCGGAAGGAACTTCCCTGATCCGTATGGGTTCGAAGATTGGGAAGATTGGGCGGAGCGTTTCTGCCAAACGCTGATGTGATAGGTGGAATGATGGACAGAGCTCAAATTACTCAGCTCGCGAATCGCGACCCCAAGTTTCCGCAGGCTGTGGACGTCATGGAGGAGCAGCTCGCTCGTGAGCCTGTTGTTCCTGAAGACATGGATGAGATCATCCAAGTTCTGGAATTCATTCTTCAGAACCCTGACAAATACGCAGAGATCCGAGACGCTGCGATCAAAGACGGTGAGATCGACGAGGACATGCTTCCTCCGCAGTTCAACCGTACGCTGATCGTATCACTGCTCGTCGCGCTCTACGGTCTGCAAGACCGCATGACCGAAAAGGGATACGCGCGCGGTGGCCTTGCGGTGGCCGCTCGTCGGGTAGCAGCGGCTGGTCGGGGCGGTGACACCGAGCTCGCCCACATCAACCGCAGGGAAGCCGAAATGCTGCGGCGCGCGGGTGGCTCCGGGCGCATCAATCCGGAGACAGGCCTCCCTGAATACAAGTCGTTCTGGAAGTCGATCCTCGGGGCGGTTCTTCCGATCGCTCTTTCGTTCATTGCCCCCGGCATCGGAACTGCCATCGGAACCGCTCTGGGCGCGTCTGGGACGATGGCGTCCGCTCTCGGCAGCGCAGTCATCGGTGGCGCATCGTCGGCTCTGACGGGCGGAAATCCTCTGCTTGGTGCGGCTCTTGGCGGCATCGGTGGTGGGTTCGGGCAGATGGCCGGTGGAGCTCTGAACAGCGCACTCGGTCTCAATCTCAGCCCAGCGGTCCAAGGCTTGGTTGGTGGCGGATTGCTCGGTGCAGGTGCTGGCGCTCTGACCGGCGGTGGCAAGGGCGCCCTTATGGGTGCGCTGATGGGCGGTCTTGGGTCTGGCATTAATGCTATGGGCCAGACGTATGGGCCGGAAGGAACAACCGGCGAGCCGGGTTATTCTGGCAATGCTGGCAAAGCGATCGAAGGCGCGGGCCAAGACTTCATGAAGGCTGACTACGATCAGCTCGTGGCACAGGGTCAGGCTTCGCCGGGTCAGAATTTGACAGGGGTTGCGAAAGCAACTTCTGCAGCCGCAGCCGCTTCGCCTTCCAAGTCCGTTCTGGATTCGATCAAAGCGGATGTCGGCAACCTTTTCGGTGGCGGCGAAAAGGGATCGATGCTTGGCTCTTTGACGCGGCTCGCTCCTCTGGCGTTGGCTGGCGGATCGTTCTTGAGCAAGCCACCGGATGTCGATGCGGCAGTCTCGAAACTGTCTCCTGAGCAGCAGGAGTATTTCAACCGTCCTTCTGTCTCGTGGGATTGGGAAAAGCTCCAAGGCGACGCCAACAGAGCGAACCTCTCGCTGCCTGAATACATGTCTCGTTATTGGCCTCAGATTACGTCTGGAGCCTACAACAAAGAGCCTGTGCAGGTTGCTTCGGCAGAGAATCCGACCACACAGATGGCACAAGGCGGTCTCAGTCGCATAGCCTATCTGGCTCGTGGAGCTGGCACCGGGCGCAGCGACGAGATCCCTGCCCGCCTCTCGGACGGTGAATACGTGATCGACGCAGAAACTGTTGCGATGATCGGCGATGGTTCGACCGACGCTGGATCTCGTCGTCTCGATGAAATGCGGAAAGCTGTTCGCAAACACAAAGGGAAGGCTCTCGCAAAGGGCAAGTTCAGCCCTGACGCGAAATCGCCCCTCGCTTATCTCAAAGGAGTTGCCTAATGGCTAGCTTGTTCCAAGGTTCGCCGCAGACGGCGACTTCCTATGCCACCTCGACGAGCGAGACTCCGAAGTGGATGCAGGATGCGATCTACAATCAGATCCAGTGGGCGACGAACATCGCCAACACACCTTATCAGAAGTATACGATGCCGACCGTTGCGGAGCTCTCTCCTCTGCAGCAGCAGGCTTATTCGCAGGTGCAGGCGGCGCAGGGTGCTTTCCAGCCGCAGATGGACCAAGTGCAAACTGGCCTGTCTGGACTCAGCAGCGCGACGACCGCAGATCAGCTGCGTGAAGCTCAGGCACGCTACCTTCAGCCGGAACTCGTCTCGCAAAATCTGCAGGCAGGCCAAGACCTGTTTGGTCAAGCGGCAGGAACCACTGCACAGGCTCTCAGCGAGCGTGCTTTGCAGGCAGCGAATCCTTACCTGCAGACAGCCGCGCAGACTTCCGCGAGCCAAGTCGGTCAATACATGAACCCCTATCAGCAGGGTGTTCTTGACGTGATCGCAAAGCAAGGCGCGCGCAACCTTCGCGAGCAGCTTCTTCCGAATGTTTCCGATCAGTTCATCCGTGCTGGACAGTTCGGTTCTGGTCGCATGGGAGAGTTCGGCTCTCGTGCGCTGCGTGACACGCAGGAAGCAATCCTCGACAAGCAGGCGGCTCTCGCGAGCCAAGGCTACCAGCAGTCGCTCAATGCTGCGCAAGCAGACCTTGCCCGGCAGGCGCAGTTGGCTGGGACCGTTGGCAGCATTTCCGGTGCAGACCTTTCTCGTGTTCTTCAGGGAGCCGGACAGTACGGCAACCTCGGTCAGATGCAGACGCAGGCGGGACAGGCGCAGCAGCAGTTCGGTCTGTCGGCTGCTCAGCAGGCTCAGGCAGCTCAGGCGCAGGACTATGCTCGCCAGCAGCAAGTCTTGAACGACATTGCGAACGCTGCGAAAATGAATCAGGCCATGAGGTACGCAGACACTGCTGCTCTCGAGTCTGCCGGACTTGCCCAGCAGAACCAGATGCAGCAGCAACTCAGCGCTGCCCAGAAGCAGTTCGAGGCGGAGCAGCTTTATCCGAAACAGCAGCTCGATTTCCTCAGCACCCAAATTCGCGGCATGGCACCGATCACTCCGCAGACTCAGACGGATCAAAAGACCACGACTGGTGCAACGTATTCGGCATCGCCGCTGTCTCAACTGGCGAGCGGTCTTGCGCTGTACAAAGGTCTTTCCAATCTGAACACGTAAGAGGCAGCTATGGGATACGAGCTCAATCGCCTGATGAAACAGTACGGGATTAGCACCCCGACTATTTCTTCTTACACTGGTCAGCAAATGCCGACCGACAAAGCTGCCTCCGATTATTCGCAGAAACTTGCGCAATACGAGGCAGACAGAGCAGCCTACGACAAATACGTCGATGAGTACAACCGTCGCCTTTCTGGCGCACCGATGTACATGCAGAGTCAGTTCCAGACGAAAAAGATGGATGGTCCTCCGACCACCGTCGGAGGTTTGTACACCAGCTTCCTTGGGCGCGAGCCGGACGCTGAAGGAATGAAATACTGGAACGAGCAGTTCGGCAACAAAGCGATCGGGCCGACGCAGATCGCACAGTTCGTCAAATCTGCTTCCCCTGAAATCTACGACCGCAACCTGCAGAGCAAAGTCGGCCAGAACATTTACAATGCGACTGGCAGCTATTACGGCGACCAGCTCAAATATCCGACGTTTTCGCCGCTTGCTTCGATTGCCAGCGCGACCAACAGTGGCACGTCTACGGATCAGAGCACATCAAACTCTTCTGCGGCAGTCACCCCCGGATCCACGAACATTTCTCTCACGCCTGCAGAAGAAAACAATTACACTGGAGGTGTAGAGTTTTCCAATGGTGGGGCAGTGCGCAAATTCTCGCGCGGCGGGGTGAACGATCTCGGTCTCCCGAGACTTTCGGAGATGTACGGTCTGGCCAATCCTGCGGAACTCCCTGTGATGGAGGAGCCGATTCGGCTCGCATCGAACACCACGACAGCTAGCGATGCAGATCCGGAAGGATTCCCCACAGGATCGACGGAAGAAATCGTTGCGCGCGGCAGAGCAGCGGTCGCGCAGGCCAAAGCAAACGCTCGCGCAGGCGTTCAGCCGGACCCGAGCGTTTACGACGACGAGGCTGCGAGGCGCGAGGGAACGACCACATCGACTCCGCGCACCGCACCCACGACTTCTCGCCCGTCTCTCGAAGAGATGATGCGAAAGTACGGAGCTAATCAAAATCAATACGCCGAGCAGATCCGCGCAGCCAGCGAGCGCAATCGTGCGGAGACCGAAGCATTCCGCGAGATGCTGAAGAAGCAGATGACCGGAGAAGGAGAAGGTGGACCGTCCAAAGCGGAAATGTATTTCCGCCTTGCGGCAGCTCTTGCGTCGCCGACCAAGACTGGTGGAGTTATGGAGAACGTCGGGCTCGCTGCGAAGGAACTTGGCGAGTATCAGAAAGACGTCACTGCAGCTCGTCGCCAGAACCGTGCCCGCAATCTTGAATTGATGATGAAGGGCCAAGAGCTTTCTATGCGCTCTGCCAAAGAAGACCTCGATGCTCTGCGTGCCCTTGGCGCAGAAGAGGGTCGCGATCGTCGGCAGATCATTGGCGAGATGATCAAAGAATACATCCGCTCCGGCGAGCCTGAATCTTCCGCTGGCAAACAGGCCAAGGATGAAGGCCTGACTCCCGGCACTCCGGAATACATGAAACGTGTTCAGGAACTTGCGCAGACGAGCGTCGACTCTCGCCTTGCGCAGATCAATGCGACTCTTGAGGGCATGCGCAGGCAGGACGAACAGGCCAAACTCGCTCGCGAGAAGTTTGAAGAAAGCAAAAAAGAAAAGGCTGAAGCTGCAACCAAGTTGACTCCAAAAGAGCTCGACATGAAGCTCGAAGAGGAGAACACGGTCGCCTCGCTCGAGCAAGCTCTCAAAGAACTCGACGAAGCGCGTCAGCTTAATGCAAAAGCGTTCGACAATTCTCTTGGAGACAGATTCCAGCGCACAGTCCTCGAGAATACAAAGAGCAACGACCCTAAAGTCGTCGCGACTCGAGTTCTCGAGCAGAAATTGAAGAGCCAGATGATCGCTACTTCTGCCGAGAAGATGAAAGGTGTTCTTTCTGATTCTGATATCAAACTGCTCATGTCTGTGCAGGGACTTGATTCTAAGAGCAGAGAAGAGCGCGCTCTGATTATTGGTTCGGCGATTGAAGCTCTGAAAAGAGGCTACGAGCTGAAAAAGAAACGTCTTGAAGACATCAAGACCGGAAAGTTCCGCGAGCGCGAGCCTGAAAAGAAAGACGGAGAGCAATAATGGTTGATGTCCCGCGCAGTCTTATCGACAAAGCCATTGAAGAGCGCGTCCGTCAGGACATGATCGAGAACCGTCCTCCTCCGAGCCTCGGAGCAGGAGCCGCACGAGCATTCCTGGGGGAAGGCCTCGGCATGGGCTGGGGCGACGAGGCAGAGGCGTGGATCCGCTCAAAACTTATGGGACAAGGCGACTATTCCGCTCTCAGAAAAGACATCAACAAAGAATACGGCAGGTTCGCGGAACGATATCCGGTTACGTCCGGTGCTTTGGAATTCGCTGGCGGAGCTGCTCCGGCTGTCGCTGCGATGATGATGACCCCTGCGACTGGCGGCGCGGCAGCTCCTGCTGCTGCGGCGGGTGCTTCGAGAGCAGTCGGTGCGCTTGGCAGGATCGCGAGCAGCCCTTATGCAAGGTCTGGTGCTATCGGTACAACGCAGGGCGTAATTTCCGGCGCAGGCACGTCGGAAGAAGGCGAAAGAGCTACTGGAGCTGCCGGTGGAGCTTTGATGGGCGCTGGGATTGGCCTCGCTTCTCCAGCTGCTATTCGTACTGCAAAGTCTGGTCTTGATTGGATTCTCGAAAGAGCTTTGCCGACCGAGAAATTCGTTAAGCAAAGAGCTCTCGGAAAAATCTACGACCAGCTCGAAAACGAAGGAATGAAACCTGGGGATGTTCTGGCAAAATCCATCGATGACTATTCGATGAATGTCCCTTCGATGTTTGCGAACGCCAGCCCGAGCCTTATTAGACTTGCGGATGCTGCAGCAAACAGAGCTGGCAAAGCAAGTGCCATGGTGCGAAACGCTTTCGATGAACTTAAAGAAGGTTCTCGCGAGCGTGTTATGCAGCAGGTTCGAACAGGGATTTCTGGTAAAAACTATTTCCAGGATGAGGCGGATGCTGTTGCTCGTTTGCGGGCCGACTCGAAATCTGACTACGATAAAGCGTACGCTTTCGGTTCTGTTATGGATCCGCGCGTAAACAAAGTTCTTGAAAATCCGAAATTTGCTGAGTTCTTTAAACGTGCTCAGCAGATTGCAGACAATGAGGCATCTGCTGCCGAATTGAGAGGACAAAATCCTGCACAATTCAAATTGCAGGAGCTTTACAAAATTAAAACAGACAAAGACGGAAACATGATCGGTTTTGAAAAGACCGCTGTTCCGGACGTACGCACGCTTGATTACATTAAGCGAGGAATAGACTCGGTAATTGAGTCTGGGTTTGAAGGTAAAGGCATCACAAAGCCCGAAGCGAGTTCTTTGAAAGAGCTTCGCAAAGCGTTTATCGAGGCTGTTGATCAGGCGACGATTGATCCGAAGACTGGAAAATCTGCCTACGCAGAAGCACGCAGAAATTTCGCAGGAGATATGGAAGTTATCGACGCAATGCGCGTTGGCTACAATGACTTCAACAATCTTGCCAGCGAAGAAGTTAAAATGCTCATGAAGAACATGAGCAATTCAGAAAAAGAAGCATTCAGGACAGGTGCTGTAAGAAATATATACAGCATGATCATGGATCCATCGAGTGACATAAACGCTGGCAAAAGGCTAGTTGGTTCTCCGGAAATGCGCGCGAAACTCGCGGAGCTTTTCGATAGCGATGCCAAACGCGACCTGTTTATGGCAGCTGTTAAAAGAGAACGCGAAATGTTTGAGCAGGCAAGTAAGCTCCTTGGGGGCTCCCCGACTGTTCCCCGCAGAGAAGCAATCGAACGTCTCGAAGAAGGGTCTAATTTCGGCGAGATGGTTGCTCAGGCAATAAATCAGGGAGGGTTTAAAGACGCTCTCGTTGCGATTGCTTCGCGCGCAATTAGCAAAGCAAAAATGACAGACGATGTCGCGGAAGAAGTGGCGAAGCGTCTTCTTTCGAAAAGTCCCTCCGACGTCGCTGCTGCGGTGAAAGAGCTAGAAGAATATGCGATCGAGCGCGCTCCAAGAGCCAAAAGACTTTCCGTAACGGAAGCAGGAGCTGCTGGCGGAACGACGGTTGCTCTGCCTTCTGCACCTTCCTCCGAAGAGAAACCGGAAGAGATTAATATCCAAGAACTTCTTAGCCGGATCAAATAAAAAGAGCCCAGCGATTGCTGGGCTCAACTCTATGCCCGGAACTTGAAGGGAGAAACTTTGCGTTTCTTCTCTTCTTTGTCGGGCTTTTTCTGATAGCACATGTTTGCATGGAACTCGCAGTACGATCCTTTTTGGATCGGCTGGCAGCAGAATGCAGTTTCTGTTCCGCAAACTTCGCCGAGAATAAATCTGCAGGATTCTGAATTTAGTTCCATGATTGTGTTCTTTGTGTCCCTTTTTGGCTGCGGGGGAATTGTTACGGATCTTTTTCGAACAAGCTGTCCGTTTATTGCGACGAGCTTGAAATGCTTTTCAGGCTGTTTCTTTTTCTGCTCTTTGCGAGCAGCTTTAACGACTCCCGGATTGCGAAGAAGTTTGCTGCGATTGACGTAACCCATAACAGAGCTACGAGTTACGCCAATTTCTGCAGCAATTTGCCCGGAAGTGAAATGCTCTGCCCACATTTTCTTTATGAGCTGCTTTTTCTCTTCGGTCAGACTTCTCATTTTACTTCTCTTCGAGCTGGTCGACCATCGAGGACATAATAGCCTTGCGCTCTTCGTCCGTCAGCTTGCGCCCAGAAACGATCGCAGGGACCGGCTCGTCGGTTCCATCAGGATCATAGCCTTCCGCATAGCCATCGCGAATTTTCGATGCGAGAGCAGAGAGCAAAACCTGAGATTGCGACCGCAGATGATCGAGCTGCTTCTGCTGCTCTTCCATGCATGCCGACAGTTCCATAGACAGTTGAGCAAGATCCCGCAAAAGGAGACGCTCGGCCCGAGCCTGTTCCTGAGCGAGTTTGCCGATGATGTAATCTATATTTTGCATCTTATGTCCTTTCTTCTGCCAGTTGTTTGTCAAACATATCGAATCCGATACGCCTAACAACATATTCGTTGCGCTTTGTTGAGAACCGTGCAACGAAGAACGAGTCGTGCTTCTCAGAGAGATAAGCAGCCATCATCGCAAAGATGATAGCGTCACCGTAGAATGCGATCGCATCTGCGGTGCTGTCAAAACTCTCGAGCTGCTCGACAATCTTTGATTCGAACCTGTCTGCAAAACGCTCATCGACCATGTCGTCGAACATTGGCGTCTCGCAAACATAAACGATCTCGTCTGCTATTTCTAGCAATGACGAGGGGCTAAATCGAAAGTTGACGTGCGGGACGTAAACTTTCCTGAATCTTCGCATCTTTTTCTCCATCTGCATCTGGCTTGGATTTTCTTCCAAAACAGGCATGCTGAAAAGCTGATTTTTATATTTTAAGTATTCTTTCGTCAATGAAGAACACAGCCTTGTTTCCGCGACCGACGTTGGTGACCCTATTCAGGATGGTGCCTTTGTCGCTGAGTTTTATCCGCAGCCTGCGCACCGAGCACATCAAAGAGTTGTGGTAGCTGCGCGTCTCAGGTCCAACGAACTGGCTTTTCACAGTTTGGAAATCTACCGTCTTGCCCGCATGCATCTTGAAGAACTCGAGCAATTGTTTTTCTCTTGGTGTTAGTTTCATAGCTCATCTTCCTCAAGAGCGAACAGCTTGCGGTAGTCATCGAGCGTCATGTCAGAGACGCTCTTTTTGTCACGCAGATTTGCGAGGATCTTTTTGTCAGGCGATTTCTGTGCGACGAGATCGAAATAGGTGACAGTTCCTTTTGTCCCGTCACGCCATGTTCGGCCCTCGCTCTGCCAGCGGGCGAGAGCATTGAAGCTGTTTGAATAGTAAATATTCGTGTTGCACAAACCCTGAAGATTAAGACCTGTGCCTGCAGCTTCTGGCGACGCCACGAGGAAACGTATGCCAGATTCCTTGTCCATGAACAACTCGAGATTCTTCTTGCGCTGACCTTCTGGCGTCCTGCCGTAATAGTCGACCGCCTCTTGGCCGAGCTCTTTCATCACAGACTCAATGTCTTGGTTAAACCTGCACCAAACAATGATTTTGCCTGTGCGTTGCTCGATGATCGATTTGAGCTCTTCCATTCTGGGATTTGGGAACTTGATTATTTTGTTGTCGTCTGTCGGCAGGAACCCGCAACTGATCTGCTGCATGCGAGTCAAAAGTGTCGCAGCGGTAGTTACGGAAGATATCTCGCCTTTGCCAACCTCTGCGAAGAATTGCTGTCGCAGCTCTTTCATCACCTTCAGCTGTGCGTCGGAAAGAGCAAACTCTCTCCGCACATAGACTTTCGGTGGCAGGTCTAGAGCTTCCTCGCTGGTGATTCGGAAAATGCAAGGGTCAATCTTTTTGTACAACTCCTCGATGTTCTTTGAGCCAGCGATGATCTTTCCGAATGGGGTGTCCCGCATAACGCAGAATTGATTCCTGAAGGCAGTTATGTAACGGAACCCGAGGATCCGCTCGTCCAGGAATTTGAACTGGCTGAAAAGGTCGATCACGTTCTTGGCAATTGGGGTGCCAGTCATGATCATCCTGTAGCGACACAAAGACCCGAATTTGATGGCAGCCTTGGTGCGGCTCGCGGACATGTTCTTGATGTCTTGCGACTCGTCTATGATCATCGTTGCGCGACCTTTGGCCTGTTTCAAGAACGCCAAGATCTTGCTTTCGCCACCTGGAGTCACTATCGCATCGATGTTGATGGCCATTATCTTCAGGCCATCAAATGCCATCATCTCTTCAAAATCTCGCTCGGCTCTTTTGGTCTTTCCATAGACCCAAGCAGTCCAGCGCACTGATTCGCTCATGTGTTCTGGGATCTGCTCAGCCACCCATTGGCGGTGAACGCCATTTTTGGCCACGAGCAGCACATGATCAGATTGACCCCTGCACCAGCGCTGACCCATGAATGCAATTGCGGTCCAACTCTTGCCTGTCCCGACATCCATGAACAGGCCGAAAGAGTCCAGATTCTGCAGTTTCTCAAGAGCCTGTTTTTGGTGGTCGCGGGGCGATGTTTTGAATTGGAATGTAGGGCGGCTATCCCCTATGTCGAAAAGTCCATCAGCGACCATTCCTGCGGCTGCATCAGGGTCTTCCTCCTCGACCAAACAGTCGGGGAAAACGGATCGCCAGACTTCGAGATTATAAGGCGAGTTATCGAACGAGAACGACCTATTGGCGCCCCATCGTTTCATTCCCTCAAGCCTGTTCAGAGCTCTGAGAATCCGAGCATCGTATTCGGAGGTCGTTCTGACCCTTTTTCCTTCAATCTTGACGTTCATTTTTGCCCCCGCAGCATTTTCCATTTCCAGTCCATGGACCGATTTCACTTACTCTTCTTCTATTACTTTCTTTCTTCTATTTTCCTCTAGAGTGAGTGGAATTCAGGAGAGGAATGGAAATGGAAAATGGTGTTGTGGTGGGGGAAGGAAAGCTCCCTCCCCCGGCATTTGCATTGAAACTCAGACCATTTCCAGGAGAGAGTCACGAACCTCGACCTTCAGGCGCGAACGTTCGCCGAGCCATGCGTTGAAGAGTCGAGCGTCGCCCTTGGTCCCTGCAACGTGGTCAACCCAGTGGGTTACACCGTTGAGGATGCCCCACGCATTGCCCGGGACCGCTCCGGGAGCGTTGTTGACCGAGTTGAGAACTTGGTCGAGGTGTTTGGGGCGGTAGGTCGGGTCGTTCAGGAGCATCTCGATATGGCTCTCCTCTTTCTGCCCTTCAGGTGTCGGGGCGAAGAACTTAGAGAGGAACCGCACAGTGTCGAACTCGCTCATCTTGAGCTGATCGAGCAGCTTGGCATCGAGGTGCGCCTGATGGATCTGCTCCCGAGCGAGGCCGATGGTCTCCTTGGCGCGGGCCGCATCGAACACCGAGAGGTGGTTCTGGCTATATTGGGCCTGTCCCTGAATAGCCATCGCCATGGTGTTGGCGCAAACCACGCGCACTGTCGTTGTGCGGACCGAGATTGCTTTGCCAACCTCGTGGGGCGAGATCAGCAGGATGTAGCCTTTGACATGGTCCTTACGGTTAATGGTGAACCCTTCGTTGATCGAGGCAAGAGCCCAGATCACCTTGCCACCCCGCAGCGAGCCAGCAGTCTCGAGCTTTGCGCCACCGATCTCGGTGTACTCCCGGAAGAACTCCATAGCGTCGCGGTTCTGCAGAGGCTTCCACAGATCGCCGGTGATGGTCATCACCTTGTTGTCGCTGGTGCGCATCAGAGCCCGACGAACCGGGAGCTTGATCATTTCGCCGTTGGGTGCCTCGGCGTAGATCGGGCGGAGCTCGACCTCCCAATCAAGACCAGCAGCGACGATCATCTCGTCGACGGTGGCTGAGGAGTCGATCCGGTTGCCCAGACCGTGCCAAGGGACTTCGTTAGCGAAAGCCATGGTTTCAACTTCGTGTGCCATTTTAGATCTCCTTTTCACCAAAGTCCTTCGACAGCTTTTTCGAAGGTTGATTCCTGACGGATGACGTCAGCCATATGCACGTCTTCGAGGTTGGATTCAGCGTCCCAAACAAACCACACAATGTCGCCGAACCGAGTGTGGATCGGCGCAACTGCGTAGCGCGAGAGCTCGCCGAAGATCACCTTCTTGGCAGCGAGCTGCCCCCGCTTTGACGGGTCGTTGACGATCTCGGCCGGGAAGGCAGAGCGCGAAACAGCGAGGAGGGTGGGGCGACGAGCTTTCATTCTAGGATCTCCATCTACCCGGCGAATCGGCCGGTAAAAGTATTAAACGCCAGAACGAGAAAAAAGAAAACAAGAAAATTGAGATGGGGCCAAAATATTTTCGACCCCATCTATGGTTAAGATTCAGCCGATCGTTACATTCCCATGGGCGAGGTCCCAAGCCAGATCCTGCCGGCGACCGCCTTGGCGGATGAATTCTTCGTAAGTCACCCCAGTCTTGGACTTCATAATGATATCCATAGATTTGTGGCCGTGGGTGCCTTCCCTGCGGGGGTTGGTCGTAATGCTGGGTGCAATGCGGATCACCTTTCCTTTGAACGAAGATGTCCGGCCCTTGCGAGTTTCGGTGTTGGGTTCCTTTTTAATAGCTGCATTCTGCATTTCATTCTCCTGTTCTGCTGACTTAATAATTTTGGCTTTGGCCTCAGCAAGAGCCAACAGCCTGTCCGCAGCCGTTTTACGGTCGCGGAAACTCTTGATCGGGTTTGTGGTGTTGTGTGCGTTGTAGAACTGGACGAGGTTGTCCAGAGGTATCGTCGACTTGGCAATGTCCGCTGGCTCCTGGACGATCAGGAACCCATTGCCATTGTTCAATGCATCCCTCTTTGTCGGGAACGCAAGGATCTCTTTAGAGCGTTCGAAATCGAAAGCAAACGTCCTCATTTTCATCTCCTATCTACAGTTCTGATTAAACTCTGTTCCGCCACAATTGGAAACAGAATTGTTCAGTCATGAATGCTCGGCACAGGTCTTTTTTGTTTTTTGCTCATTTCCGCCAGTCTTTCCTCCAATCGTTGACGATTGATCATCATAGCTTCCTCGTCGGGCTCCCAGTCCCCGAAAAGCTCCTCCGGTATTCCCACAGCGAGACCCTGAAGCTCTGTCAGATTCGGTTTGCGTTTGCGACGCTGCAACTCTGCGACGAGCTGTGCCTGTCTTTTCAGGCAGTATCCCAGTCTCGTATAGAAGAACTTAACATGGCCGTTGCCGAGGGTGTATTGTTCAGGAGCATCGACCCTTTTGGGATCGACGCCTTTCTCGAGAGCTTTGCGCACCAACCCGAAAACACGAGGCAGCTCGTAGTATTCTGCAGCGAGATGCTTGTCGTGCAGCTCTTGGGGCGGGATGCAGTTGATGCGAGTCATTAGTGGTAGTTCTCCACGATGAAGAGTTTGGCAGAGTCGAGCGAAGGGAAATATTGGATTTTACCGTGCACTGTCATTGCTCTGTATGCAATTCGGTCGTTTTGCTGCAGTCGTGTCTTGTTGATCCACCCTGCTTCGCTGCTGAAATATGTCACACGATAGAAATCTTTTTCTATCTGCTCTATTTCGATCGGGTTCTTCATCTTCATTCCTCCACGCAAGCATCATAGATGCTCTGCTGCAATTTTCTGTCGCGAGAGATCGTCTGCCTGATGCTCGCCTCCAACCAGTGCCCTTCAGGGAGACGCTCGACTTCTCCGTCAGCTCCGTTGATTGTGATGAAATCGACATACCAATCATTCGTGCTGTCAATTTCGATGTGGAGCTCTGCGGACATAACCATCACGCTCGGATAGTTGTACAGTTCCATTTCCTCGACCAGATATGACGTCGGGTGCAGTTTGGGCTCTGCTCTGTCGTAGTAATAGTAACGCATTTTGATCTCCATTTATTTTAGGAAGAGGGGAGGGAGCCGGAGCTCCCTCAGTTCGTGACGCAGACACCGTTGTGAGCGTAGGCTCCGACCGCCCAATCTTTGCTGGAGGCGATGACCAGAGGGACGTAGGTGTTGTCCGGCTTGCGGTAGATCATCCACTTGGAGCCGTTTTCCTCGATCATGTCCATGACTTTCGCGAGACGAGCCATGGCACCCTTTTCGGTCTTGAGTCCGGGGACGGTGTCGAGCCAGTTGTTCAGGTTGGTCATCATCTCTGTTCTCCATCTACCCGGCGAATCGGCCGGTAAGAGTATTAAACGCCATTCCGCCAAAAAAGAAAACAAAATAATTGCTCAAATTGACATTTTTATTTACGATTAAAAACAACAACTTACGACAATTTTACAGAAAATCTCAAAAATATCGTGCTTTTTTATTCAGTCCGAGGCATACTTCGAATCGTCTCAAAAACGGATCTGGATCCCCAGACCTAAGCAGACAGGAGTATAAATATCATGGCAAAGAAGCAAGAAGTCGCTGTCCAAAGCAAAGGCACAGCTCTCGTCGAAATCGACTCAGCTTTCGAATCAATGGCCGGAGAGGGGTTGGAGAACGTCACGACTCGTGACTTGATCATTCCCCGCATCACGCTATTGCAGGCTTTGTCGCCACAGGTTCAACCCAAGAAGCCTGAATACATCAACGGCGCAAAAGTCGGTGATATCTGCGATGTTGGCACGCAAGAGATTTTCGAAGCACCGTTGGTGTTCCTGCCGGTCCACTACATCAAGCAGTATCTGGAGTGGGCTCCTCGCAGCTCTGGCAAGGGGTTGGTCAAGATTCATGAAGACGCCTCGATTCTTGAATCCTGCAAGCCTGACGAAAAGAACCGCCCAACGACAAAGGACGGTAATTATATTGCGGAGACCGCCCAGTTCTTCGGACTCAATATGTCGGCTGGCGGCCGCAGGTGTTTCCTTCCGATGGCTTCCACCCAGCTCAAAAAAGCTCGGCGGTGGCTGACGCTGGCAACCTCTGAAAAGGTTCAGCGTGCGGACGGGTCGACGTTTACTCCGCCGCTTTTCTATCGAGTTTACAATCTTTCGGTTGTGGACGAGAGCAATGCGGAAGGCGATTGGGCTGGTTGGAAGATCGAGCGTGGTGATCGTCTTCAAGACATCGGCGACAATTGGCGCGAATATTACAATGAAGCCATCTCGTTCCGCGATTCTCTGAAGCGTGGTGAGGTGCGTGGCGACATTGGCGCTGATGAAGACCAAGGCCAAAACGAACCGGCCATGTGAGGTGTGTCATGGCAGACTTCGATTTCGATCTCGGCGAGTCTGCCTCCAGTGACAACTCGATGCAGCGTTTGGTGTCGATGGCTAAAGAAGTCATCGACACCGAGCAGCTCGTCGAGAGCTTGGAGGAAAATCTCTCCGACCTCAAGAAGAGACTCAACAAGATGAAGACGGTCGACCTGCCAGACTTGATGGCAGAGTGCGGGCTGTCTGAATTCAAGACTGACAGTGGATTCCGCATCACCGTCGACGATTTCGTCTCAGGATCTCTGCCGAAGGACGAAGACAAGAGGGTCGCGGCCATACGCTGGCTGGAGTCCAACGGTGCAGAGGCGCTGATCAAGACAGAGGTCTCCCTGCAGTTCGGCAAGTCAGAGCACAACCGTGCTTTGGCGCTTGTTGCCGACCTTGCAGACAAGGGATATGATGTCGGTTCAAAGATGGGTGTTCATCCGCAAACTTTGATCGCTCACATCAAGGAGCGTTTGAAGGGCGGCGATGAAGTCCCGCTTGAATTGCTCGGTCTCTACGCTGGGCGCATAGCGAAAATCAAACAAGCAAAGAAGTAGGTCGCCGATGCACATCATTGGAGCAGGCATGGCAGGGCTCCTTGCTGCGGGCATGATCAGAGACCGAGAGGTGAAGATCATCGAAGCAGCACCGTCGCTGCCTAACAATCATTCCGCCGTTTTGCGATTCCGTTCTTCTATCGTTGGGGACGCGCTCGACATTCAGTTCAAGCAAGTCCAAATGATGAAGGCTGTTCATGAATGGCGCAATGCTGTGGCAGACAGCCTTGCCTACTCTATGAAGTGCAATGGCACTGCGACTTTGCGTTCGATCATGTCTGCCGGGCAAGAGGTTCACAAACGCTATATCGCGCCACCAGACCTCATCCAGCAGATGCATGCGCGTGTTAACAGCACAATCGAGTATGGGCGTGCTGTGACGATCGATGACATCAAGTCTGCAGAAGAACCGATCATATCGACGGTTCCGATGCCGATCATGATGGACATTCTGGGATGGCAGGAAAAGCCAGCTTTCCGGTTTGTGAATGGCTTCAATGTAAACTGCACAGTCGAAAATGTTGACGCGTACGTATCTGTGTATGTTCCTGATCCAATGGAGCTGTTCAACCGAGTTAGTCTGACTGGCAACGTCATGACTGTCGAAGTGTCTTTGCCAAACATTTGCACTCCGCAAGAAGTCATGGCCTACATGAAGGGCATTCAAGAGAGCGAGCGTGAACGTCGCGAGCTGATACGCAATGCCCTTTTTGTTCTTGGCATAGACAAAGCGAGCATCAAAGATGAACGCTGGTCGGTGCAGCGTTATGCCAAGATCCTGCCGATCAAGGAAAATGAACGCAAGCAATTCATCTATTGGGCAACAGACAAGTTCAATCTGTACTCGCTCGGACGCTTCGCTACGTGGCGACCGGGACTGCTGATGGATGATGTGGTGAATGACGTGCGAGTGATCCGTCGCATAATCAATAACGGATCTTATGACCACAGAAAGAAATGAAGATGAACGACCCCAAAGTCTCCCTCCTCTGGTACACTGGCAAAGGCACCAACGACGAGCAGTATTATGCTGCGCGCCTTTTGGCCTATACCAAGAACACCCGCCTGCAGATGACGCCTGACGGGTTCGACAAGTTCATGAACATGCCTATCGAGGATCTCTCGAAAGAGCTGCTGTACATGAGCAACACAATCCCTAGCTCCTGGGAGTTCGTGGACGTCATCTTTTCCATCAACAATGTGACGCGTGCTTGCGCCCAGCAGATCACTCGCACCCGCACAGCGAGCTTTGCGATGCAGAGCCAGCGTGTCACGGACATGTCCGAGGTTTCCTATCACATTCCGGATAGCGTTCACGACAAGGACGATTACAGCTTGCGGATGCGCATGGCTCTCGAAAGCTATCGCATCATGGTCAAAGACGGTGAGGCACTCGAAGATGCACGCGGCTTGCTGCCGATGAATGTGCATTGCAACTTGATCGCTAAATACAATCTGCGCTCGCTCGTTGATCTTCTGCGTGCGCGCGACTCTATGCGCGTCCAAGGTGAGTATCAAACCATCGCAAAGCAGATGCGCGATTCTATTATTGCTGCATGGCCGTGGGCAGCTCCGTTCTTCGTCCCGAAGGACCAGAAAGCAATCGACCTGATCGAAGAAGTTGCGCACAGCCTCGAAAACAAAGAGCTGAAGATGCAGCTCGCCAAGGCGGCAGACCTGCTGAAGAAGTGACATGCGCTACGTCGTGTTCGACATTGATGGGACAATAGCAGACTGCAGCCACAGGTTGCAGTTTGCCCAGACCAAACAGTGGGACGAGTTCCACCAACGCTGTTTGGAGGACCATGTCATAATCAATGTTGCAGATTTGCTCAGAGCTTCGAATGCGATTGCCAAGGTAATACTTTTGACCGGCAGGCCAGAAAAGTATCGCCATCTGACGCAAGAATGGCTGCGCCTTTCAAAGCTCGATGAGCATTACGAAGAACTGATTATGCGCCCAGACGACGATTGGTCGCATGATCATCAGATGAAGATTGCTGCTCTTGAGCGAAAGTTCGGCAGCAAAGAAGAAGTCTTGAAGAATGTTTGGCTAGTCATCGATGACAGAGAGTCTGTTGTCGAGGGATTGCGCAATTATGGCCTGACAGTTCTTCAGCCAGCGATTGGAGGCTACTGATGAAAACGGTGCCGGAAATGCTGCGTGCTGCAGCGGGCATATATGAAGAGCGGAACAAGCTCTATGGTGACAACTACAAAAGGTTCGGCGAGATAATGCATTCGCTGTTCCCAACAGGTTTGACTCTGACCACGACTGACGACTTTAATAGACTCGGCGTGTTTGTGCAGATAGTTAGCAAGGTGACACGCTATGCTGAAAATTATGGACGCGGCGGTCATCGTGACAGCCTTGATGATGCTGCTGTTTATGCCATGATGCTTCAGGAGCTGGACGCAGAAACAAACTCAAGAATGACCGATCGGGAGCGGGGGAAATGAAGACGCTTGTTTTTGACACAGAAACAACGGACTTGATCAAGAACAAGCTCCAGCCTCTTGATCGGCAGCCCCACATCATAGAGTTCTTCGGCGTCAGCTTGGATCTCGAGGGCAACGAGCTCTACACCTATCACTTCATGTTCGACCCTGGATTCAAGATCTCGGACGAGGTGACTCGCATAACCAACATCACCCCCGACATGCTCGTGGGCAAACCAAAGTTCAAAGAGCATGCTGAAGAGATCAAAGCGATCATCGAGAAGCACGACGAGGTTGTGGCTCACAATTTGAGCTACGACAAGTCAATGATCGACTTCGAGATGAAGCGCGCTGGGTTGGAGGTCGAATGGCCCGATCTGGTTTGCACGGTTGAAGCAACCGAGCACGTGAAAGGGTTCAGGCTCAACTTGAATGCACTTCATGAGTTGCTGTTCGGGGAAGGGTTCACTGGCGCACACAGGGCCGAGAACGACGTACGAGCACTCGCAAATTGTTTCCGGGAATTGCGCACCAGCGGGAGCGTTTGATGTCGTCACCGTCACCGAGGATGGTCCTGCACCAAGCGATCTACGAAGTCGGCAAAGAAATAGAGTTCGAGGAGTTGATCCTTGTGCTGGCTGTCTCGGTCTCGGAAAAGATCGTTGCCGAATTCAGGGATCCTGAAGAGCAGAAGATGGTCCTTAAGGCATTCTACGAAGACCTCAAGCGCATAACCAGGCACATGCATGTCGCAGTCGAAGAAGCAAAGAAGTACAGCAAAAAGGTAAACTGAAATGCTCCGGATACGTACTGGCTACAGCTTCCGCACAGCGGCGGGGATGCTTGAGGCAGTAATGGATCGCCTCAAGGAAGTCAACGCTCCCTATGCACCGATCTCGGACAGAGCTTCGACGTTCGGATGGGTGCGTTGGAACAAGCTCTCCAAAAAGGCTGGCCTCAAGCCACTGTTCGGAGTCGAGCTGGCAGTCACCCAATCGCTGAATGCCAAAAAGCCTGCAGTCGATTATTGGACCTTCTTTGCCAAGGACGATATCCGCGAGATCAACGAGCTAGTTTATCTCGCCACATCGCAATTCCGTTACGAGCCTTTGCTCACTTATGAGCAGGCAATCCGCGCACCGGGTCTGGTCAAGATTGTCGGCTCACGTTCGCTGCTAAGCGATGTGCCTGTCCAAGATGATATCTACGTTGCCCTGTCTCCGTCAGCCTCGAAAGGCTATGTCGCTGAAGCGGTCAAGATGGGCCACAAGTTCGTCGCAAGCTCTGACAACAAATATGTCAGCAAAGACGATGAAGGGTTCTACGAAGTTCTGTGCGGACGCGGCGCCAGCACACAGACCTACGCCCAGCATATTTTGTCGGAGGCGGAATGGCGCAAGGCGGTCGCTAGGGTTGCCTCCCAAGAGCTGATAGATCGATCCTGGAACACGGCTGCGGATCTAGCGGCCATGTGCAATGCGAGCCTTAAAACCGCGACCCTTCTGAGCCCTGAGAAACCCAAGACGCTCGAGCAAATGTGCCGGGATGGCGCTGTCAAGCTCGGCATCAATCTAGACGATCCGGTTTACGAGGCGCGATTGCAGCGCGAGCTCGCGCTGATCAAGGAAAAGCAGTTCGAGGATTATTTCTACATCATCGCGGACGTCATGCAATTCGCCCGTGAGAAGATGATCTGCGGTCCGGCGCGCGGCAGCTCTTGCGGGAGCTTGGTGTGCTATCTGCTGGAGATCACGACCATTGATCCGATACCTTTTGATCTGCTGTTCGAAAGGTTCATCGACATCACACGCAACGACTTGCCGGACATCGACATCGACTTCTCCGATCAAAAGCGCCATATGGTGTTTGAATATATGGAGAAGAAGTACGGTCGCGATCACATTGCGCGCCTCGGGACGGTCGCTTTGTTCCGCCCGCGTTCGGCGATTGATGAGGCAGGAACAGCACTGGGCGTGCCTAAGTGGCTATGCGATAAAGTTCTCGACTCTCTGATCGTGCGTTCGGGCGGCGATTCCCGCGCATTGCAGACGCTTGAGGATACATTCAACACAACCCCAGCCGGGAGAGAGTTGCTTGAAAAGAATCCTGAGATACTTATCGCAGCGCGCATGGAGGGTCACCCACGTCACTATTCCCAACATGCGGCAGGCATTGTGGTCACTGAAACTCCGGTCACAGACTATGTTGCTGTTGATGCGCGTACGGGTGCGACGCATTGTGACAAAAAGGACGCCGAAGACCTGAACCTCCTGAAGATCGACGCACTGGGCCTTACACAGCTGTCTGTGTTTGAGGATGCGTTGACGATGGCGGGCAAGGACATTCATTTCCTTGAGCGGGTTCCGCTGAATGATCAGGCGTCGTTCGACGTGCTGAACAAGGGAATGTTTTCGGGCATATTCCAGTTCAATGGGCCTGCGCTTCAGTCCATCTGCAATCAGATCAAGATTGAAAGTCTTGATGACATAGTCTCTGTGACTGCGTTGGCGCGTCCGGGGCCGATGGCTTCTGGCGGCACCAATGAATGGACCAAGCGCAAGAACGCTCTTTCGCCGGTGACTTATCCGCATCCCACCTTTGAGCCATACTTGAAGGAAACACTCGGCATCGTCGCCTATCAAGAGCAGGTCATGCAGATTGGTCGCGAGATCGGCGACTTGTCTTGGGAGGACGTCACCGCACTCCGCAAGGCGATGAGCAAGTCGCTTGGCAAGGAATATTTCGACCAGTTCGGCGATCGGTTCAAATCAGGCGCAATCAAGAAAGGTATACCTTCAGCGGTTCTCGAAAAGGTGTGGGATGATCTTTGCGCCTATGGTGCGTGGGCCTTCAACAAGTCTCACTCGGTGGCTTACGGGATTGTGAGCTATTGGTGCTGCTACATGAAGGCGCATTTCCCGTTTGAGTTCGCTGCTGCGACGCTCAGCCACGAGCCAGACCCGGCCAAGCAGATCATGATCCTGCGTGAGATGGCGGCCGAAGGCATCGACTACATCCCCGTTGACGCAGAGCTTTCGACCGACAAATGGAGTGCCGGATTCAAAGATGGCAAGAAGGTTCTGGTCGGCCCGATTCAGAATGTGAAAGGAGTCGGGCCAAAGCTCGTGCAGCAGATCATGTCGGCACGCGTCCGTGGCGAGCCGATTCCTGCGCGCGCTGAAAAGCTATTGATGAATGCAACGACGGACATTGACAGCCTTTGGCCGGTCAAGAATGCATTCCAGCGGCATTTGCCAGACCCCAGCTCGCGCAACATCCACACACCACCGACGCCTGTCGTAAATCTTCAGACCAATGGATCGGACTACAAAGCTCTTGCGTTCGTCGTCGTTCAGCAGATCAAACCTCGCGACGAGAACGAAGCGGTCAACGTAGCCAAACGTGGTGGCAAGGTTCTGACCGGACCAACGCAGAGTCTCAATTTGACAGTCGCAGACGACACCGACCGCATCTTTGCAAAGGTTGACAGATTCGCATACGAGAAAATCGGGCGCGAGATCGTTGAGCGCGGCCGACCCGGTAAGGCGCTCTACGCAATGAAAGGAACCGTCCCAAGAGGGTTCCGAATGTTGAGGGTTGAAGCAGTGCGCTTCATAGGGTTCATGGACGAATAGATAAAAAGGGACCAAACATGAAAGAAGAATGCGACGAATGCTTCATGCTGGGCACTGTTGAGCGTCTCGAAGAAGAGATTGAGAAGCTCGAAGAGTTGAACGAGTATTACAAGAGCATCCTTGTAGAAATAGCAACACTCCCTAGTTCGCCTTTCCACAAGCACTATACGCTCAAAGAAAAGATTGAGCGCATCCAGCTGATTGCGGAAAAGGCTCAAAAGGGAAAATGGTAAAATGAAAGTCAAGTCACTCGCAGAAATCCCTGCAGTAGCGGCATATCTGAAGCGCATCGGCGCAGAGCCAAGATCCCTGCGGACAGCTGTCGTGAAAGAAAGTCGCGGCCAGTATTGGGAAGACATCGCCATCATCACCCTCAACACCGATGGCACTGTGAAGGCACCCGACCTATACGCACCGACAGAAAAGGAAAAGCTCGCCATCGAGCTCGATTGTCAGAGTGCTGTATGGCCGCAGATGCGGACGCTTGACCGCCTACGCGACTTGCCTGAAGAAGTCGAAAAGGCCAAGGAAAAGGATGTCTTCATTTTCAGGAACATGAATGACGAGATCATCATGCTCCAACTCCGGATGGAACGCAAAGGGGAAAAGAGTTACATCCCCTATACCTACTGGGACGACGGTCTTTGGCGCAAGATGGAGCCTGAAGGACCATTGCCCCTATGGGGCATGGAGCAATTGAAGAACAATGCAACAGTCTTCATCCACGAAGGAGCGAAGGCTGCACGTGCCATGCGCGAGATGGTCGAGGCTGCGACGCCGGAGATGAAGGCGATGCTGGCCGATCATCCTTGGGGAGATGAGCTTTCGCACGCGGCGCATCTGGGATGGATTGGTGGAGCGTTGTCGCCTTACCGCACTGATTGGTCCATACTTCAGAAGGCAGGTGTGAAGCGCGCATACATTGTCTCGGACAATGACGCACCGGGTGTGTCGGCTGTTCCGGCCATTGCTTTCCATCTGCGCATCCCGACGTTCCATGTTCAGTTCACCAATGAATGGCCGACGAGCTTCGACCTCGCAGACCCATTCCCGAAAGGCATGTTCAAGAAGGTTGAGGGGCAAAAGTATTACGTCGGACCGAGCTTCCGTTCGTGCTTGCATCCTGCGACATGGGCCACGGACCAGATCCCCAACCCCAAGGGCAAGCCCACAACGGTCCTCCGCAAGAACTTCAAGGACATGTGGTCGTATGTTGAGGAAGCGGATCTATTCGTGTGCATTGAGATGCCGGAGATAATTCGCTCCGAGCAGATCATGAACAAGATGCTGGCCAGTTTCTCGCACACCAATCAAACCTCACACCTGATTGTGAAAGCATACACTGGTCGCTCGACCAAGTTGTGCTACCGCCCGGACATCCGTGGAAAGATTGTGACGGACAACACAACGTCCGCCATCAACCTCCACACCCCCAGCCACATCAAGCCTCTGCCGGGCAATCCGCAGCCTTTCCTCGATTTCATGGAATACATGTTCCCGAATGCGGAGGAGCGCCATGAGGTGTTGCGCTGGGCTGCGACGTTGATCGCTCGTCAAGAGATCCGCATGGAGTATGGATTGCTTCTGGTCAGTGAGCGCCAAGGTGTCGGCAAGACGACGCTCGGCAGCTCGATCCTCGCGCCGCTGGTTGGGACGCAGAACGTTGGATACCCGACTGAGAGTCAGATCGTGCAGTCTGAATTCAACGGATGGCTCGCCAACAAACGGCTGTGCGTGGTGAACGAGATCTATTCTGGCCACAGCTGGAAAGCCTACAACAAACTGAAATCGGCCATCACCGATCGTGAGATCGAGGTGAACGAAAAGTACCAGCGGTCCTACACCATCGAGAACTGGTGCCATGTGTTCGCATGCTCCAACTCGATGCGCGCGCTACGTATTGAAGAGGACGATCGCCGCTGGTTCTATCCCGAGGTGACTGAGGACAAATGGCCGCGCGAGAAGTTCGAACATTTCCACAATTGGCTCAAGAGCGGTGGACTGAACATCATCCGCCATTGGGCCGAGAACTGGAAAGAGTATGTCCAAAAAGGACAGCCTGCTCCGATGACCGAGCGAAAGAAAGAGCTGATCGTCGCATCGCGCACAGAAGGCCAGCAAGAGGCTGCGGAGCTCGCTGAGGCACTCAATCGGCGCGACGAGCCGGTTGTGCTCGCGATGAAAGATATCGTCGGGTGGGTTCGGCAGGCTGTGCAGGGCAAGGTCTACGATTCAGACCTCGAGTTGCGCAAGGCAATGAAGGAGTGCGGCGCCATATGGTACGACGAAAGGTTCCTGATCGGAGGAAGACTTCAGCTCGCAGCAATGAACAAAAAGGCATACGAGCAGCTGAAGTCAAAGCACACCCTCAAGGCGATCAAAAACGTTGCAAGCCTCGTGCGACCGGCGGAAGCAGCTCCGGACGAAGTAAAGGAAAGAAAGAGCGCAATGTTCGAGGACATGCGCACAATGCTGAAGCAACCAAACGACATATTCGAAACGAGGATGTGATGATTCTCCAGCTCAATCCACCGATCCCCATGCAGACGCCCAAAGGCAAAGCTATGGCGCAGATACTGATCGACTATGGACCAGAGTACGACCTTGTGTGGGTGTGCTTCGGCGAAAAAGGCGAGTGCTGGTCTTGGCGCAATCAGGACGTCAGAGCTGACGACAATTTCACATTCGGGCGCGCGAGCAATGCCCCGCCGCCCAGCGATGCGGTCCAAGCATTGCACAAAATCTACGAGGAAGTCAAAGACAGGAACAATTCGGCTGTTTGCATGAAAGTCAAACAGATGGTTCTTGAAGGGTTGATCTGATGGACATCTTCTCGATCATGGTCATCTTTTTGGTTTTCTTGCCGGCTATACTTCTCATAGCGGTGGTGGTAATGGGATACATAGATCAGATGGAGAAAGAAAATGAAGAATGAAAAGCAAAAGAAAAAGCTAAGACACAAAAGAATCGTATGGCTGAATGTTTATGAAAAAGGGACAGAAGAATACGTCCACCCCAACAAAGAAGAAGCAGACGTTTCCGCCAGAGATGGGCGGATCGCTTGCCTCAAGATCGTTCTAGATTTTGTCGAAGGGGAGGGGTTGTGATGGCAGACGATCTCGTTAAATGGCTGCGCGATAAATCTAGCGAGCACAATATGTACCGCTGTGAGGAGGCTGCTGACAGGATTGAGGAGCTGGAAAAACAATTTGAAGAATTGCTAGTTCAGAATAACCGCTTGGAGGATTTCGTCACGAGGGATTGCGTCTTACGGACGGAGGCTTGGCTTCAAATAGAAAAATTAAAGGAAGAAATAATTGATGTTCTGGAGGGAAGACATGGCTGACGATCTTGTGAAGCGGCTGCGCGCTGAAGACCCAGAGACAGGTTTGCGCTTAAGCATTGCCTCTGAAGCCGCCGACCGCATTGAGCAACTGGAAGCGGCATATGCCCAACAGCAACAGGTTTGGAGCGATGCGATAGCACGCGCGGATCGGTATGAGGAGGCGCTGTCCCGCATTTACGCATGGTATCCAATCAGCGTTGCCCAGCCGCACCAAACCATTAACGACATCAGGGAATTTGCCCGCGCCGCATTAGGGGAGAAGAAAGATGACTGAACGGTATGTTGAAGCGATCAACAGAACAACCCGTATTGCGGTTCTAAACGATGGGGAGCTTATTTCAATTACAGGTTGGTATTTAGACGGCGAAGATTGCGATCCAGAAGATGCTGGTTCATGTTCTTGCGGACCATGCAGTCGTGGAAAGTGGTATGTTGTTGATCTGTCAGAAATGGATGGGGTGATGCAATGAAAACTACAGAAGCGATTGAAGCGGTTATCAAAGAGGACGGGATTGATAGTGCAGTTGAGTGGATCGCTGGTGTGGTGGATGAAAAGCACAGTCGCATTGAGACGCTGGAAGCGGCGCTGCAATCGTTGCTTGATGTGCAGAACGGGCCACCTTTGATTAAATACGCTGATGAATGGGGGTCTGCTGTTGAAGCCGCACGCGCTGCGCTGGAGAAGAAAGATGGAGACTGAAGCATCACGGGTGCAGAAGTTGCTGATCGCGCAGGAGAGGGAAATAGCTAGGCTACAGGTCATGCTTCACACTGCTCAAAAAGAAATAGAAAGAATAAAAGTCCAGATGCCAGCCATCATTGAGTATCTAGAAAGCCAAGCAGATGTAGTGGACGGGGATAATGGAATACCGCATCCAAATACTGCCATGTCACTATTGGTATGGATGCGGATGCTGTGAAGCGAGAAACCTCCGCAATTGGGTGTAATTGGGTAGGCTTTCGGGTGCTATAAAACGGCTAACAAGAAGACCTATTTGTAGTCGTTCGGCAACATTTTGAAATGTACGCGAGGGGAGACAAATGAACATAGTTGAGCTTCTTAAAACAGGAACAGGTGACCACCTTGAGGACCTGTCTTTGATGGTCATGGCGGCAGAAATGCTGGAGCGGCTAGAGCAGCGGGTTATCGTGGCAGAGGATGCTTTGGCTAAAATTGCTTGCGATGGTGAGAATTGTGACTGTTGTTTTATTGATGAATGCTCTTACGGAATCGCAAAAAGAGCTATGGGAGACAAAAGATGACCGACGATCTTGTGAAGCGGCTGCGTGACTCTTGTTACCTAGCCTTTGATGATGGAACTAATGATTACAGTACAGCAATAGAAGCCGCCGACCGCATAGAGGCGCTGGAGGCTGAAGTGAAAAGGTTGGAACAGCAACTCAAAATGGCGCGTCGGCTTGCTCATCGTTCACAGCCTGAATACCCGCCAGAGATTGGTATTCCTCAT